AGCGTTATGCGCCAAAGTCCGCCCCTGGTCTATCTGCTCCCTGCGCCGGGGCCAAGGGACCGGGCGGTAGGGGCCGGACCATATCTGCCAGCAGTGCCATAGAAAGGTGGTCATATATCTATCTCCGAGCCTTACAAAGCCGTTTCCGGGTTATAAAATAATATGTAACGCGGCCTTCCATTTTCCCAACGAATCAGGACAGACCAAAATATCCCCTCTTGACTCCGGCCAGCAGAATGAATCAGCGTATGATCTTTACGAAAATCATAGACACCAGACGTGATTTTCAGCCCCGTAATCTGCGCCAAAGCCGCCAGTCCCTCGGCTCCCATTGAAACGATGAAAAGCAGGAGAAAGGAAATGGCGGCTCGGAGCACAGTTTATTTCCCCTTCGCCAGCCACGCTTGAAGCGGAGCCACATTGAAGGTCGGCCTCATGGCCTTGGTCTGAAACGCCTTGGCTTGGTCACCGCTCATTAAAGCGATAAGAGCATTGATCTGAGTAACCGTGGCGCAAACTCCCGCCTGGATAGCCGTCATGCCGCCCAAGGCCTCGACTGCCTGGATATAGGCCAGGGAGCCGGGCACGGCAATCGCCACGGCAGCCACGATAAAAGGCTCCGCAGTGTTAACTATCGCCTGGACTTCAGGGGGAGGATTACAGACGAATTTCTGCACGTCCTGGGTAAAGCTCAGGCAGTTGGCGAAGGACTCCGTAGTAGTCCCATCCACACCCACCTTCTTGCAGCACCCACCCGCCAACATCAGGGCCAGGACCAGCACCCCCGCCATCACCATTTTACAACCTGACTTTTTCATAAATGTCCTTTCTGGTTTTTATTTAGTTGCTTATTTTTCAGCTTCATACAAAATCATTTTTTGGGTACTTTCAATTATTAATCTCAAAGCATCTATAATAACAAACCTAAATTCCGAAGGTCGGCTATTAACAATTCTGTGATCTTCTAAAAATTTATCAATATCCTTTATGAAATCCTCCTTTAATAATTTAACTGTATTTTCTACGACCATACGCTGTTTATATACAGCATCTCTATATGCTATCTCTTCTTTTACCGGAATAAAAACATAATCTCTTTCGCCATAATTTCCTCCTGGCGGGCTATCCCAATAATTAGATGCCATATCCCTCTCCTTTTGGCCGCTACTATCTTCCCAAAAGGATTAAGGGGCTTGCCTGTTTATTTTATTACTCCCGGTATTTATAACCCCCGCCCCGGTCAGGCGGGGATTCACGGAATTGCCCGATGCACAGGGCAGGAAGGTTTATAATTTGGATCGCCAGCCCAGAACTCGTGACAATTACATTTCAACTTAATCACCCCCTTTCAAAACCACTCCCCAGGACGGCGATACTTATCCTTGCTGGCGAAGTAGTAGATTCCCCAGAAGATGAAGATCACGCCGCTGGCGATGAAGGCCCAGAAGATCATCGCCTCTCCCTGTCTATTTCTTCCTCTAATCTCCTGAGTCGGGTCAAGATTTTCCTGCCCTTCTCCTTGGGCAAACCAGCAGATAGAAGCATTATGAGGAAGATCAGACCGCCTCGAAAATTGTCTCGCTTCTTACACATTTTCAATCCCACCAATTTCGCCAGGGGGTTTCGATAACTCCAAGCCTGACCATCTCCTCAATCTCCGGGTCGGTATCGGGAACCGAGTCAGAACCCCCTGCTGAGATTCTGTAAAGCTCGTTTAATCTCTCCACTTCCCTGGCCGCCAACCTGCGGATGCTGTGCTTGTTCGGGCGGAGCGGGATGACGTTGGTCATTGCACCTTGTTTGCATCTGCGGCCTTAATGCCGATGCCGCCGATAGCCAGAAATTCGAGAAACTGAGTCCAGGAAATCGTGCCCATATAAAGCAGAACACCGCCTACGGCAATAGCCGCAACACCAATTAATGAAGTCTGCCAGCTTGAAAACATGGTCAATCTCCTTTCGTTACCCTCTTCATCTGGGCAGCATGGATAATCTCATAAAACCGATGGTCAAATTGCTTAAGGCAGGCCCCATGCCAGAAAGCGTCAGCCGCTTTTTTCAAATGGCAGGGAATCTCGCCATAATGATACGCACCATATTGGATGCAAAAAATATCCTTACCGGGATTATGAATTTCCTCACCACAAAAAACACAGTAGTCTTTAATCATAATCCAGCCCCGGCACCAAGGCCCCTGCTGTCCAGCCCCGGTTCTCTACGGTATCAATGACCACTCCGAACTTTTCGCCTTTCGCCTCGATGGTGCGCCCATCCCCGAGCGAAGTCGCAACATGGTTACCCCGCTTCCTGCTGATTCGAAAGAGTAGGGCACCAAGGGTGTCAATGGCCTCCTGGACAGGGATGATGGTTTCATGATTACGGCAGTGGTCAAATTGGACCACTGACCCGTGAGGGAAGCGGGGCCTCACCCCCAGCCGGTTGGCAGCCCAAGCGACGTACCCGGAGCAATCCCCTTCCTCTGGGTCTGGATCGTCGGGGTCAGGTTTTGCGCCCCATTCATAACTGTCTCCCTCCTGGGCCAGGAGAAGATCGACGTATTCCTTGGCTGTCGGCATCACTCATCCCCTCTCATAAGAATTACCCTACCATTAGCGTCGTGCATATGCAGGAAGAAATCCTGGTATTCCTTCTTCCTTTGCTCATCCAAGATCATCGCCAGCCGTTCCTTCTCCTTTTCGTTCCCCTGTCTCCAGACGAGTTCGGCCTTGAGGAAATCCTGAAAATCCTTTCGCAGGCCCTTGAAATTGTACCAGGCTAACCCGACCAGCAGCACAAGCACGATCATCAGGAAAACCCAAGTGAAACTTATGATCGGACTGACATAGCCGTAATCCATACCGGCAATCATTTATCTCCCCCTTGGACGACATCAAAGCAGGTCGTCCTAATGGTGTAAATCACCGTGCCGAGCCAGACTGGATAGGATATTGTCCCCCGGAAATGGTACTGCCCAGGAGCGCAGAACTCAGGCAACCTTTCCACGGCGGCCCAGCGGTCGATGATACTCGACGGCGAGGCTACGGTCCTGGCAGAATAGAGGACTACTTGCCGTTCATTGGTGCTGCTGACCAATTCCCATTTTATCTTCCCCACCGCCTCCCGCTGCTTCTGCATGGCGAATCTTGCGTTCACCACTTCCCCGCAATGGTAGGTTTTCTTGTCAACCTCCATGCTCAGGCGGTTCCCGCCCTTCCAGTCGATAATGGGATAGATGAACTCGGCCATCTGCGGCATGAACTGAGTTGCCAGCAGCAGGAGACAGAGAAAGGTAAGCATCCACTCTTTGGTAGTCTTTAATATCATCCCGGCTATCATTTTGAGCGACTCTCCGTTTCCAGCGCCTCCACCCTCCGGAAAAGGGCGTCCTGGGCCTCCTTCATTGCCGCTATGGTCGCCACCAAGCCCGGGACCGCATCCAACTGTTTCTTGGCATCCTTTACCCCGAGACAAAGGAAGAACCCGATCACGCCAATCCCAATTCTGAATATCCATGATCCCATCTCACTTTCAGAAAGTCCAGCAGGGGGAGGCATCGGTCTATCCCCTTCGGCGCAGGATGCAGAGAAATTTCTTCATTCATTGTGCCTCTCTTACAATGACCCTTGCCACTGTACCAGTATATTTTCTCATCCCTTGATGAATTTCTCCAAAGAAACCTTCGGGTCCACAGCATCGAACTGCTCAAAGTCAATGTGTAGGCTTTCCAAGGGCAAACCATCCACAAGCTGCATCTTCAGCCCGTAGTAGTAGTACAGCACCTGCTTCACCCATCCCCAGGCCAGCATGATCTCATCCTTGACCTCCTTAGCGATGGCCGGGTCCGAGAAGATGGCCGTCAGCGTGGCTTGGGTTCCTTGGTCATAGTGGGTGTAGATATAGGCCTGGAGCCTGCGTTGAAGCTTGATAAGCAGCTCCTCCAGGGGCGGGGGCGGGGGCGGGGTAAATTTGGCCCCGTCATAAAGCCAACCCTCTTCCGGCTGGGGTTGGAGATCCGTAATATCCACCAGGATAATTTCCTTGGCGAACACGGGGGCCTCTTCCGCCTGGAATTTCCAGTGGGCTTTGGCCCCGTCCGCGCTAAGCTGGATGAATGTTTTCATTATACTTTCTCCACGAGTAGGAAGCCAGGACGGCCATTAATGAGGCCGGCGGGAGCGGTGGCATCGCCACCGTGCCCATATCCCCAAAGTCCTATGAGATTCACAGGGGGAGTTGCTGCGGCAGAAGCAGCAGCACCGCCGGATAATGAAACTAGAGCCCCTAAAGAGGTGGTTCCGCCAGCGGTTGGGGCAGACTGGGTTGTCCCCCCGGTTCCAATGGCAACGGCGTAAACAACCCCGGCAGCAGGGGCGTAAATAACCTTGACTACCTGGGAACCTTTATTGCCATACCATCCTACTTCGTCGGAATCGGCGCCCCCGCCCCCTGCACTGCCAGTGACCCGGGCCTGGGTCCAGGTCAGGGGACAGAACCAGTTATCGGCAGCGGTGTACAGATAGGCGGTCTTGCCGAAGATCAGGTCCCCGATCTCGGTCAGGTTGCTGGAGGAATTGTTCCAGATATCCCCCAGCCACCTGAAATTGGTGGGGGGCAAGGCGATGAACCAATCCCCGGCCGCCACGGACAGGGCATCGCCGGTATAGGTGATCGTACCCCCGGTCGTGGCATCGTTGTTATTTGCTGTGACCACCCGCATCAGGCCCTTGCTGGCCCCGGTCATGAAATAGAGGATATACCCCGCCAGACTGTCAGTTTCCCAATTCCCTGCACCACCAGTCCCATAGCCGATGCCCGTGGCCGGGACAAGGTTAGTGCCAAGGCTGATGGTCTTGGTGGCTTGGGCCTTGACCCGGAGCCAGGGTATGCTCAGTAATGTAAAAGTGGTATCGGCATCGCCAGCTATGGCAAAAACAGCGGACCATTGAGATGCCTTTTCAATGCCAAGATGATCGGCTGCGTTGTCGAAATCCATGTTAACGGCCGAGGTCACGGCCCGGTAGCGGCCATCGGAGAGGCCGCCGTCCACCCAGGTCTTGGGATTCATGATGTTCGGGATGCCGCACATCACAAGCCGGGCCGGGCAGTCCGCCGTGGCCTGAACCTGGACGGCCGTCGCATCCGCGAAGACCAGGCCCGGAGGCCCCTCCAAGTCAAGCGTCTCCTGGATGGCCCCGGGGATGGCCCCGACTTCGTCGTTGAGGATGATCTCCGGGTCCGGCGACGACAGGTACTTGTCCTCTATGGCCCCAAGATTGGCTAATGTCATTGGCTACTCCCCCAGGTACTTGACGAGCCGCATCAGGGTTTCGTACGGCGGCTCCAGGTTGATTATCTTCTGCGTCATGGCAATTATCTCCGCTGCGTCCTGATGGTAGTCATTATAGACCTCGACCCCGTCCAGCAACTCCAGCCTGGCCCCCCTGAGCGAGGTCCGAACCGGATCGATGATCATCTGCCCCAGGGAGATGCGCTTCAATTGAAGGTCGCAAACGGTCTTGACCATGTCCCCGTCATCGGTATAGACCTCGGACTCCACGGTGAAGTCCATGTCCTCGTTGGCGTCCCCGTCCGAGGCATCGCCGGCCGTGTAGGTCAAGGCCGGGTTGCGGTCGAACCAGCCCCACTTGCCCACAACCCCGGCCTTGGCATCGGTATCGAAATCATAGGCGGGGTCCACCTGTCTCAGCTCCCCCCTGTCCAGACTGATGGCGGCCGCTGCCGGGGGCGTGCCCGTGTAGGCTATCAGTTTCAGGACCTCGCCCTGGTGATGGAAGCTGTAGAGGCAGCGCCTGGTAATCTCGGATATGGCCTGGGCGGCGGAGACGTTCTCGAACCTGACCCCTCCCAGATAGGTGGGGGTCGCGGCCTTGCAGGAGGCGAAGGTGGTGGCGTCGACGACCCCGTCAAGGCCCACAGCAGTCAGGATGTCCTCGATCTGGTCCACCCGGTGGGTCACCGTGTCATGGACCACCCGGAGCATAACCTCGCCGTCCACCATCACCGGAGCGGGGGGCGAGGCATCGTCGACTTCCGTAAAGCTGACCACCCCGTATTCCGGATACTTGATAACCGTGGCCTTGGAATAGACTTGCTTCTTGACATAGATGGTCTTGATCTCGGTAAACGGGTAGCCCGGCACCTGGAAGGCGTTGAGCGGCGCCCAGTCCCAGAACCGGACGCTGCCCAAATCCACTGTCCAGCTCTCAGCGCTAGCCCCGCCTATCAAGCCAAAAATAATGTCCTTGAACTGTTGGCCGGTAAGATTAATGTCCGTCCAGTCGAGGACCTGGTCGCCGGATATCCAGAGGGCGACGTTGCCCGGGTTGCCGGTCTTGATCCGTAGAGACACATCCACCTTGATGTTGTCGTGGGTGGCAATGGACCAGTCGGTGACCTTCTCCGTGCCTCCCTGAGCGCACATCAACTTGCCGTTGTTGTCGGTGTCTGCGGCCCCGGCCACGAAGAACCGGACTATCTCGCTGCCCGAATTATCCCGGGCCTTGAACACCGTCACATTGTCGTCGACCGGGGCTCCGGGCATGACCGTGAACCGCCACGGGAACTGAAGGATGACCTCAGAAACGGCAGCGTTCAGGGCTCCGATACCGTAGGCCGATTGACTGGCCCCGGTGATCGCCGCCCGGGCCGAATAGGTGCCGTCCAAGGGAGTCGTGGAATTGACCGACAGGACCCCGCCTCCGGAGGCAACCGTACTGCTAAAGGCATCCAGACGCCCCGTCTCGTAATCGATTTTCTTGATGTAATCCCCGATCCCCTTTCCCGAGACCTCCTTGGCCTCGGCCAGGATCTCGCCCCGGATCAGGGGCTGGGGATTGCCGTCGGAGTCCGGGAGCCCGATCTTGCGCTCCAGGGTCTGGGCCACAGAGTCCTTGGAGTAAACTTCGACGGAAAGGGCATCGGGGGAACCGTCCGAGGACACCCCGCAGAATAACGGACCCCACTTACGGATCTGGCCCAGGTAAAGAGTCTGGGTATCCGTGATTGTCCCGTGGCCGGGCCAGACGTACCCAAGTTCGATACGGAGCTGCTTGTTCTTCTGGAATAGGTTAGTCAGGTCCGTGGCGAATAGGAACGAGGACTTGTCCGGCGAGTACCTGCCGGCCGGAAGCCCGGCGCTACGGTGCCGATTGCCCAGGATCAAGGTATGGTCCCCGGCCACCAGGTTGCCGCAGTCGGCCGGGGCCTCGACCGTGAGCTGGCCCCCGCTTTCCACATCCCCCCGGGGCACTGGATACTCCCCGGTCAGGAGCAGGGCTGTTATGTAGGTCCGACTATCCCATGGATGGTTCGTAGGGGCGGCGTAGCTCTCCCACTCGTCCCCGCCTGCGGGCGTGGTATAGGCAGTGAGGTCGGTGGAGGAGCCGTCCGGCGAGGCCCAGGAGCGGTAGCCAGTCCAGGTCACCCGCCACTGGTAATACCGGTAGATTTGGACGGTGTCCCCGCTGCCCACGGCGGTCCACGAGGCAGCTGCGATCCCTGCCGAGGTCATGGAACTGCGCCACTCCAGGGCCATGGTGTATCCGGGGCTGTTGTAGTCCCAGGAGATGACCGCCGGAGTGGGATAACGGCCCAGAGTGATCTCCTTGACCAGGGTGGTGGCCGTAGGATCGACTGCGGCTCCGTCGTCGGCCAAGAACTTGTCCGTGGCCACGTAGGAGGCATTGTTGAAGGTGGCCCCGGACTCAATGCCGTTAGCAAAATAGTAGGGAAGGAAGACGAACCAGATGACCGGGGTCGCTCCGTGGAGCAGGGCCTCTTGGGCCAGGAAGGCGGCGGAGGGGGCGGTCATGATTCCTCAATCTCCAGGGCGATACTCCTCTGGTACTCATCCCCGGTGAAATAGGGAATAGATTTGGAGTCGGATATGGACCTGATCAGGCCGGTGCACAGCGGCTCCGTATCGTCGGAATCCAAGTAAACGTCCACCTCGTTGCCCGACATCTTGGCTCCCATGAACGAGGCCCACTGAGAGTAAAGGACATTGGAGAAGGAGAACGAGTGCCTCTGCTTGCTGAATAAGTTATAGCTCTGACCTGAGCCGTCCAGGGTCCGGGCAAAGTCGGTGCCATCTATCAGGTCCTGCTCATTGCCAAAGTCCGGGTTCTTGGTGAACGGGGCCGTAAGCGGGGCCACGGCATAAGGGGGGCCGTTGACGTAGGATGCTGTCCCGGAAGGCAGGTAAGACAGGGTATACAGGGAGGAGGATGAGTCCACCAGGCTGTTCTCAAAGTCCCACATGGCTGTGAACTTGCCCACGGACCGGGGCCAGCCCCACCTGACCCTTTCCCATTCCTTGGTGACCCAGGCGGCGGTCATCAGGCTGCCGACATTGTACCGCACGAATCCCAGGTAGCCCTTGAAGTAGTTCCCGGCATCGGCCCCCCAGTTGCCCATCCACAAGGCGCTGGAGTTGCTCCAGGTGCCGGTGCGGGTGGAGACCGCCGAAGTCTTGGCCAGGGTCAGGACGCCTGTGGCGAAGCTACCTACCCACAGATTTAGATTCCCGTCCCTATCGACGGTGCCCATAAGCCATTTCCAGGCATCGGCAGTGAAGGCATTGCTGGAGGTGGCTATGGTCAGTGCAGTGGCATTGCCATCATTATACGAAAATCTGACGGTGCGGTCGCTGGGCTTCACCCCCACCCACCAGCCAGCCAGAGAACTCAGATCAAGGGCGCCCTTGCCCACGAGGAGCTTGTAAGCGGTGGTATTAGTAATAGTGGAATCCATATAGAAAATGCAGGAGAAGCTGAAGTCCCCCGTCCCCACATCCAGGGCTGCGGTGTCGGCGAGCTCCAGGTACTTCGTCTCCGGAAGGGAGATGGCCTGGGATAGCAGCGGGGTATAGACGAGCTTACCATTAGCCATTGAGGAACCTCTTCACTTCCTTCTTTAATTCAGGAATAACCTGCCTACGGATGGTGTCCTGGTCCAAGTTCTTGACATTGGGGAAATTAAAATACATGTCTCCGAAGGAGTTGCCTCCGCCCCCGCCAGATTCCCAAGTCTTGTTCTGAGACCTGGTCAGGACCCGCTCTCCGGCCTGGGCGATGATGGGCACCTCGTCGGACTTGAGCCGGGGCCAGCCACGATGGGCATAGATAAGACCACCCTGATGAAGAAAAGGAATGGAATCCACCACCGCCGCCATCATGAGGGCAAATGCCGCCGAAGTCAGGGCTCCGGCAGCACCGACCAAGGCCGACGCAGCCATCATCTGGGTAGTAGCGGTCAATGCCTGGTAAATCTGGATGGCCAAACCGGCCACCTGCAAAACCATACCGGCATAGACCAGGGCCTGGGAATTCATCATGATCCCGATCCCAGAAAGCAGCAAGCCACCGGCGGCAAGGCCAAATTGAACGGTATTCAGATTGAATCCGGCACTTGCCCGCTGCAATCCGTCTGCCGCATGGGACAGGCCCTTGGTTGGGTCATCCCCTCCACGAGAAACTCCTGGGCGCATCATCTTTGCGGCAGAATCAAAAATCCTCATAATGCTGGCCTTGGTAATTTCCCCTAAGAACCCTTGCCACATAGTCTGACCAATTTTCTTGAGGGAATTCTTGTCATGGGCCAGAACCCCCTGGAGACCGGAGGAAAAAGCGCTTTGAAATCCGGATTCCAACCCGCCCATCATATCCTTAATGGAACTGCGTTGGTCCGCCTCCTTACCCCGGCCCCAGGCCCATCCGGAAAGGCCTTTGTTGTTCTCCATCTCCAGATTAAACTTCTTATACTGAGCCTCGACCGCCCGAAGGGCAGTAATCTGTTCGTAAGTATCTTGTGTGATCTTGCCTTCCCAACGGGCACGATCAAGCACAGCTTGGGCAAGTTTCAATTCAATCTCAAGAGATTGTCTCTTATTGTCAAGCTGCCCCTCAAGAGTCGGAGAAAGACTGGCCATGGCATCGTAATAACCTTTGAACAAGCTCAACCGTTCTGTTTCCATCTGCTGGGTAAGATCGTAATGCTTCCGATCGAAGACTTCTTGTACCTTGGCTGTTTTCTCTGCATTGCCCGCCACTTCATCGAATTTCTTGCGCTCGGCCGCGACCAGGGCCTCATAGGAATTGCCCAGACCGGAGATGTACCAGTCGTTGAAATCGCTGTCCAGCTTATCCTTCTTGGAATAGTAGGCGGCATCAGCAGCGGCTAGGGCGCCGCTCGTATCAAGGCCAGCCTTCTCCCATTTTTTGATTGACAGGAGTTGCTTGCCGTACCATTCGTTCAGAATAGCCTCTGTATCACCTGCTCCCTTTGCCACTTCCTGATTCATACTCTGAATAAAGGAGGCCATGGCCGATTCAGCCGCCTCGGTTCCCTTACCCTTGCCCTTGCCCTCCACCTGCTTGGCCATAGCTCTGGCCGCCGCCTCATTGGCCTCCTGAATGGCCTTCTGTTGCTCGGCCATGATGTTCCGCATCTGCAACTCCGCCGCAGGGGGGGCCGGAGGACCAATGAAGGGCGGCGGGGCGGCGGGGCCAGCCAGGATCGATGCGCCGGGAACCGCACCCAAGAGCGGGTTCTCGGTAGATGCAGGACCAGGCTGGGTGAATGTCTTATAGGCCCCGAACCCGGCCAATGCCACACTGACCGCCACCACGGCGGGCAGCAGGGTGATCATCATGGCATTGAGGGCGGCCCCAGATACCGTGGCTGCGGTCATGGCCGTGGCCATACCGTAGGCATTGGCGGAATAGGTGGTAGTCACGGCCTGGGCACCGGCAATGGTGGGGATTAAGCCCATGATAACCCCACGGAAGACCGTGCTGGCTGTGCCGGCTGCAACCATTGCCGTATACAGGCCCTGGACCCAGGCAATGGCCTTGCTGATGATGTAGAACTCCGCCAAGGTCCTCAGCAATTCAAGATTGGAAGCGGCCCACTTGGCGGTCTCGATCCCGGCGCTTATGGTCCTGCCGACAAAGGTGCCAACCTGAAGGCCCAAGGCTCCCAGGGAGGTATGATTGGCATCGGCCCAGACCTTCAGTTCCTTGAAGGCATTGGTGATGCCCATCACCCCGGCCTCCATCCCGGGCTTGAACAAATCCCAAAGGGCCTCCTTGGCGGTCTCCGAATACCTGGCCATGGAGGCCAGCTGCTTGCCCACGGTCTCATCGGCAGCTGCTGCGGATCCAGCCAGCGGCACCGAGGCCCGCATGAACTCATTCAGCATGGCCTGGGACTTATGGGCGGTATTGAGCTGATCCCGGGTCTTGCCTATACTTACGGCATATTCCTTATAGACCTCGTCCATTCCCCGGACCGATACACCCATGGTCCGCAGGATTTCCACCTGGCCCGACTCGATGCCATGCATCACCCGCATCAAGGTCTGGGAGGTATTCAGCAGCCTGCCCTCGGCATCCCTGGCGCCCACGGCTACATCCCGGACCCGGGTAGCAAATTCCTTCATTTGGTTCAGATTGAGCCCGAGAACCATGGCCTTGCTGATGGCGGACATGGCCTCCGTGGTGGTTACCCCAGTGGACTTGACCTCCTCCGTAAAATATTTCAGGGCTTGGGCGGAGACCCCAACATTCTTACCGATCTGGGTCATCACCACATTCATGGTCTCAAGCTTCATCCCGATGTTGATCACATCGGAAAGCAGCCTATAGGCGGAATAGGCTGCCATGGCCGCGGCTGCTAGCTTCATCATCTGGGCAGCGGCAGAGGAAGAGGCAGAGCTGACCTGGCCCATCTGACGCTCAGCAGCGGTCCCGGAACGGGTCAGGCTATCAAGCCCGGCCTGGGCCTGTGATACCCCATCCTGCTGCACCCGAATGGCCAAAGTGGCCATGTCCACAGCCATCTATTTTTCCCTTACCTTGGCGCCAACCGCCGTCTGGTACGCCGCATGGAGCTGTCCCATCACCTCTGCCTCCCATGGATCAATTTCCTTGCCAGTCCTCCTGGCCCAAGCATCGAGGGCGAGCCAGAACCCGCCCTCGCCCATGCCCCCGGCCACGTCCCAGAACCACTGCCAAAGATAGGCAAGCTCAAAGGGCAGGTCCGGGGGATCGAGCCTCCCATCCCATTCTCCAGACTGCTTGCAGTAGCTCTTGAGATGCTCACGCAGCGTCGTCCCGTCCTTCCGCGGATAGTCCAGGTCTATGGCTGGCTTGACGGCCTGCTTCAGGTCCTGGACCATCAGGCTAAAAAATTTGCCCGGTCCGCGATGAACTTGTCCACCTGATTCCTGAGCCAGGCGAAGCCCGGGTTGGAGTACAAGGCCTTGGCATTCTCCCTGGTGAACGGGTAGGGCTTACCGTTCATCACCATCCCCTCCCATCCGAGGGTGCAGGCGGCGAGGAGGTCCGTCGCCTGCTCCTGGTCCTTCTCCACCGGGGGCGGCACGTAGGCCCTCCCGGGCATCACCTTCTGCCTCAGCTTGTTGGCCTGCTTGTTGACGAACGAGCGGTAGACCTCAGAGTCCTCGCCCGCCAGGGTAATCCTAATCCCCAGCCTGGTGTCGTTGGCCGGGTGCAGGACCTCGAGCACCGCCCCCTCCTCGGCCTTCTTGATGGTGCTCAGGTTGCTCAGATCAAATCCTTTCGTTGACATTTCCTATCCTTTCCGTTGGTTATTTGACTCCTACGCCGACGGCGAGGCCGACGGCGATACGCTCGGGCTCAGGCTCGGACTCAGACTCGGGCTGATGGACGGCGATACCGAGGGGCTGATGCTCGGGCTGATGGACGGCGATACCGAGGGGCTGATGCTCGGGCTGACCGACGGGGATGCGGAGCCACCCGGATGCCTGGTAATCTGAAGGTTGGTGTTAAGGGTATGGTGGAGACCATTGAAGCTCATCTCCACGGGAATGGGCTTCTCGTCATTGACCGGATTGTCACCGGTGGTGTACTGGAGGTTGTTGATCAGCCAAGTGATGGCCAGGCCGGTGCTCCCGGTGATGAACCTGAGCGAGCTGGCCGTCTCGTTCAGGAACTTGTTGAGCATGGTCATGTCGGTGAAGAAGAAAGTGCCCTTGCCCTCGCACTTGGACCGCCCCCAGGAAATCTGCGGGGCGTACTTGCTCCCCACCACGAAATTGGCCTCCAGGCCATTGTCCAGGGTGAGGGTGATGGCCGAGCACAGGGCGTTGGCCACGCCGCCCTCGTAGATAGAGGCAGAGAAGGTATCCATCGGGGGATTGGCCGAGGCCGAGTTGAAGGTCGAGCCCGCCGGCAGGGCCGCGGTCATGTTCGAGCCGATGAAACTGAGCTTGCCGGTGGCCATGCCGCTGGGCTTGATGTCCAGGGACAGCTTGCTGGGGCTGCACCCGCTGAAGCACTCGTACTGGGTGATATCCGCGAACTTGCGCAGGATGCTGAAGCTGCGCTGGGTAACCCCCTGCCGCAGGACATCCCCGCTCCAGGTGCCGCCCATGAGGGCCTCCAGCATGTCGTCGAAGGCACTGTAGCTCAGCTCGAAGCCCACGTCCCCCTCCACCTTGTAGGTGCCCAGGCGGACGTCGGTGATGGCCCGGTCGGACCGGAGTTCCTTGCTCTCGAACTTGTCCCTCTTCAGACCCAGCGAGCAATCGGTGTGCCGGAAAGGGGTCCAGGCGGGATTGTCCGGAGTGGTGCCGTAGGTATCCTCTGCCACGTAATAGAGCCCGTGGTAACCGCCGCTTGCAAAAGGCATAATTTAATCCTCCCTCAAATATAGTCTCCCGCCGCTGGCGGGGCCAAGTTCCTTCCCGAGGAAGGATATGACTTCGTCCACCCCGAGCCTCTCCGGCTTGCAGGTGGAAATCAGTATCTCCGTTTCGTTCCTGTCGTAATAGACGTCGGCCACTGCATAGGACTCCACCAATGGCTGGAACAGGGAGAAGCCGTCGCCCCCGGTCCCGTCCGGCAGGGGGTAGTCATCCACCGGATGGCTGCGGGCGGGGGTCATGCCGACGAGGCGGATGAGGCCCAGGACCACCCTCCTCGTCTCCGCCGGGGGAAGCCACCCCTGGCAGATGAACAGGAACTTCGCCTTGTTGTCCCCGAGGCTCATGGCGCCTCCCTAAGCATTGGATTCGCACCTGTACCGGACGTTGACCGGGATATGGTACCAGGAGGTATCCTCCTGCATCCCGGACGACGGCCACACCTTCTCGCATATCACCCGCAGGGTGTTGTAATTGATAACGGTCCCCGCCTTAAACACGGCCACAACCTCAGCGGCCTTGCCCTTAGGGGTGCCGAACCCGATGTTGATGGGATACAACACACTCACCTGGAATATCCCCTGGAACTGCTGCCAGGGGGTCTCGCCGATGGTGATGACATCGGTCTCCGCCGGCAGTAGGTGGACTCTCAAGTACGGGGTGCCCAGGACCGGGGCCTTGATAGTGGCATCCAGTGGATCCAGGTACTCGGCGTTCTCCCAGGCGATGGGCATGGTCGGGAAGGCCAGGGCCAGAGTTGTGTTCAATGCCGACTGAATGTCCTTGTCCGGTATCACGGTCATAAGCTTGCCGCCGCCTTATTAATATAACTCTGCCATCTGGTCAGAGTAACCTTGACCATGCCCCTGGGGGCCTGCTGGCTGTGGCCGTCCTCGAGGCGCTTGATGTAGACCACATTATTATAGATGTAGCCTATCACTGAGGCCCGGGTAACCAGGCCCTGAACCTGCCCCTTACCCTTGGACAAAGCCCCCATACCGGATTTGTCCAGCTCCCCGATCTCACCGGAGACGAGGGAGCCACCAATCTGCCAGCCGCCCCGCGCTCGGCCCGTGTCAGTGGGCGTGGCCCAGACAATGTCCGCAAAGATGTCGAATATGACCTTCTTAATCAATAAATCATAATTTATCATGGTCTTTTTGGCGAACTTGCTCAGGTCAAGGGCAAACGATCCAGCCATAACCTATTTCCTCAGCAGGAGCTTGAACATAAGGTTCACCGCTCCCGGGTTGATCACCACCTGCGACATGACGTTCCAGACCACGCTGTCGATCACCACCTGGTCCCCGGGCCGGGGACTGATAGCGAGGCCAGAGGACCCGATGGCCACCAGCCGGTCATCGGTCTGGACCAAGACGTCGTTAAAGAACCTCTGCCCGGAGCCCGACGTGGGCTTGCCCAGGGAAAGGATCAGGCCGCTCACCGAATAGTCGGTGACGGTGTCCGTCCCGAAGGTGCCGGCCGCGGCATCATAGGTTCCCTTAGCGGTCCGGCGCAGGGTCATGGTGGAGCCGGCCCTGGCCAAGCCATCATTCACCTTCAAGGCTATGGAAGCATAATCAGGCATCGATTCTAGCCTTTCCGCATCTGGAGCAAGAATAGCCGAAGCTATTGTCATACATCCAATGGGTAGATTCCCACTTATGGCCAAATAAAAAACAAATAATTGACCAAAATTCAAATTCTCCCCTTCGACTAAGCTTGATTATCTTTACAAACTCAGGTTCTTTCATCAGCCCCTCTTGATGTCCATGGTGCTGCTGGACCTCAACAAACCCCGAAGCCGGTTCGCCACGGCCTTGAACTCGGTCGTGGGCGAAGCCCCAGAGAAATACTCGAACTCAACCACGTCATACTTCTCCCGCTTCACCTGGCCCCCACGGTCCAGGTTCGGCTCCATGTCCTTGCCGGTGAGTATCAGCCAGGCACCCTCGCACTGGGCATTGATCACCTCGGCGGGAACCTCGCTAATGCCGATCCAGTAGCCGTCCCGGTCCAGGACCCCGACCCAGTAGGTCTCGGGCTGGGTCAGGATGTTGATGTAGTTCCCCTCCCCGGCATCGCTCCCGTACCTGGGCCAAGCCATGGGGTTGGACCTGTCGGTCTTGAACCCCCTGTACGGGAGGTCGTCCAGGTAGTCGGCCATCTTGACCAGGGCAGCCTTGATGACCTCGTCTCCGTAAACAGCGGTGTAGACCCGGCCCCTGTCATCACAATGGGTCTTGAAGTTGGCCAGGCTGACGTAGCTGTTGGCCCCGCTCACCACCGCCCCGGTCTCCACTGTGATTGTTATGGTCATTTCTTCATTTTCCCTGTTCCAGCCATGGCTTCCTTGCTTTCCGGCATCCTGCCCATCTTCTGAATGCACTCGGTGGCCCCGGCCCCATGGTCAGGGGTTTTCATCGATTCGGCTGGCATCTTAGGCATGTCCTTCATGTCTTTCATCATTTTCCATCTCCTTCAATTTTCTCAAGTCATCCTCGGCCCAACCCTTGACTGGCCAGAACTTCTCCACCAGCCAGGAGATTGGATGGACCCTATGCTCAAAGCCGCCATTCAGGAACTTATCCCAGGTCCGCCTCTTGGTCTCCAACTGGGCACCCCAGGACTGGGGATAGGGAAAGCTGAAATCCTTCCTGGTACGGAACATGTGGGCGTACCAGGTCCCATGGTACGCCAGCACCCGGCCGCCGCTGAGCCAGGTGGCACAGGCCACCTCGAGCCCCTGGTTGCCCCAGCTGCCCAGGGACTCGTCGCAGAGGGGCAAGGAGAAATACTTCTCCCTGGTGGCCATGAAGCAGGAACCCTGAAGGCTCATGGTCTCGGTGAACCCGGTCCTCCTAGCCTCCTTGGTCGAATCCCGGTGCTTGTATTGCTCAAAATACTGAAAGTGAGGCTGGACATCAAAGCAATAGGACCAGCTCTGGGGATTCCTCTTGCCAATCCAGACCATCTTCCTTTTGATTCTCTCCCCGCCGCAGGCCTCACATCTCTCCGGCTTCGGCCCCTGGTAGACCTTCTTCCCGCAGCTATGGCACTTCCAATCGAAGGCCCAGAGATTACGCATGATCGGGACCATGGTCACATCATCCCCAGCCTGGGAGAATGCCTCCAACATCTTTCTGTCAAATCCCTTGTCGAAGGAGCAATGGGCATCACACTTCATCAAGTAACGGCCCCGGGCCAGCTTGGCTGCCAGATTAGTGGCCGCCCTCTGGCCCACGGGCTCGGGGACATAGATCACGTTCACCCGGTCATCCTGCGGTATGCCAGGGTCGGCCCAGGCTCCGTCCAGGGTAGCGATGACTTCGGTATCCGCCTCGATATTCTCCAGGATGTCCTGAATAGTTCTGGCCAGGAACATCTCCTGCCGGGCGGGGATGAGTATCGACAAATCAGCCATCAAGATACTTCCTCTTCAAGTCGGCAATATTGCCCCAATGCGGCAATGCCGCCGCCCTGTTCCCGGCTCCAGACAGCGTCCTGGTCCCGGGCCTCATGCCGTTCCCCGTCTTGAAGCTGACGCAGGGCACTGCACAATCAAAGAGATTGAATGAGATTTTGTAATATTCCACAATCTTGTCCCTGCCGATGATCGGCCGGACCTCACCGTCGAGCCATTCCGGATACCCGGCCAAGAACTCCTTGAAATATCTGACTATGTATTCCCTCCTGCACACCTGGGCTCCCTCGGACCAGCGCTTCCTGGAATAGCCGTCCCCGTCCCGAAACACGATCCAGACGTTGCCGCACCTATGGATGTCCCCGCCCTTGGGTTGGAACCTGAAATACTCCTCCGGATACAGGAAGTCAGCCTCGGCGAATGCCACCCACTCGGTCCCGGCGGCCTCGGCCCCGATCTGGATCTGTCTCCACTCATTCAGGTATGAGTGGCCCACATCCCCGACGCAGATGTTCCTGCCCAAGTCCGTCGGCCTCTGGGTGACGCTGACCACAGGGAGATCCCCGCATGATTCGAGCAGGCGGGCCATGATCCTGGCCTCGAACCCGGGTTCCTCCCTATTGCTGCTGTAATAGAGCACAGTCATATTGTCCCTTAGTCCCATGACGATAGATCCCTACTGTTGCTTACCACCGTCGTCCACGGCCTGCAAAACTTCCAGTGATAGATGTACTTGAAATGGGGGTAGACTTCACTGTAGCTGTAGTGGTCCGTCTCCGAATCATGAAGTACGATGAAATCGGCCTTGTCCGCCAGTCTCAACGCATCCGTCGCCCGGCGCTCCGTAACATGGTCAATGAAGGCCACATCCCAATGCCTGCCAAGGTTCACCTTGGCCCAATCGTCAACCAGGAACACCCTGTGGTTCCTGCTCCGGAACCCGTTGGCGAACCTGAAGAACTCCTCCTGGTCCTCGTAAGTCTCCAGGCGGCGCCCGGACTCAGCACAGAGCCAGTGGAGTAGAGGCGTGCTGAATACCCCTGACCCCAGCTCCAGGACCGGGCCGCTGGTTATCTGAACCGCCCTGATGAGCGTGGGCATGTGGGTGGTGTAATCCTTCCTGAGAGTCATCATTTCTTTACCCAGAACCAGCTCGGCTTTTCGTCCCCGATACCGATGACATACCAGGGGGTTATTCCAAAGGCTCTGACATAGGCGTCCACCACCGGCCCCACCTGGCACCTGGAGGACAGGAAATAGTCGTGGCCGGAGACCACGCCCCCGGACCGGACCTTCCTGTCCCACCCGCATAGGTCCTGGGAGAAATCCTTGAATCCGTGATTGGCATCTATGTGGACGAAATCCAGACTACCCTCCTCGAAATCATCCAAGGCCTCCATGGAGGTCTTCCTGAAAATCTCGCACTCGCACCCGACCAGGTTCGCCACGGCCGACCGATAGATGGCATTACGCTTCCTCTGGTACATGGGGTCAACGGCCAAATGTTCAGGGGTGGCAAGCCAGGAATCGATGGCAAATACCATGAGCCCCGCCTCACACAACTTCTTGGAGAACCCGCCCTTGAATACCCCGATCTCCGCCCCCACGGCATAGCCCATGTCCCTGAAGAGCCGGGGCAGCTCATCCCGGGAGTGCCCGGGCAGCAGCCGGGGCGACTTCCTCCGGGTCAAGTCCTTGCGAGCCAACTCCTCCATGATGGTCACAGGTATCTCTCCCTCAATTCCCGACCGTTACCCCAGTAGGGAAGCTCCGGAATGTCCACCCTCTCCGAGTGGCTGTAGTGCCTCATTCCTCGCCCGGTCTTGATGGATACGCAGGGGTTCTCGGTCATGAACGGTTCATAGCTGTTGAAAAACTTCATCCTCTTCTCTTTGGGAAAGTTCTTCCTGGTCTCATCCCATTCGGGCTCCCCGTTAAGTAGCAGCCAAAGGCGGTCGATGTAGAACTCCCGATTAACGACCTGAGCCCAGGTACCACCCTCGGGCTTCCTCCAAAAGCAGTCCCGCTTATATCCCATCAGGTAGGTATTCCCATTCCGGTAGCAGGTATCATCCCTCTCCGGCTGGAATAGGAAGTAGTCCGGAGGATAGAGGCAATCGGCCTCGGTCGAGATGATGAACCTGGTGTTGGCCGCCTCGCAGCCGATGAGTATCTGCCGGATCATATTGAACCCGGAAGTGCCGACTTCACCCACACAGATGTTCCTGCCAAAGCCGGTGGGCCTATGGGACACGCTGACAATAGGCAGGTCACCGCAATTCCCAAGAATGGTATTCTGGATCCTCCGCTCGAATTCCGGGGATTCCTTGTTGCTGGTGTAGTAGAGCACCGTGGCGTCAACGGATCCCATGGCTCTCCAATATCCCCGCCAGCCCCTTGGTGACCAGAGGGTGGCCCATCTCGTTCCTGCCATGGACGCAGTAGGACATGTTGTCCTCACCGTTGTACAAGGGCCGCCTATCAAACGGATGGAAATGGATCACCCTCAGGGGCTTCTCGGCCATAGCGTAGGCCTCGCCAACCAGGCGGCGCCTCGTGGCCAGGTTGTAGGTTATGTTCAACTTCCTGACCCGGTCCCTGATATGGCCGTACTTGCCCTTCTTGAGGGTTTCCAGTAACATGATCTCCTCATTGACCTTGTACCGGTACATCTCCACCTTCAGTAGTTTGAAGATGTCCAGGGACCCGGACCGGAAGAATATGGTCCCTGTGCTCCATCTTTTGTCCCGGCCCCGGTTCAGGGAGGACCGGCCATAGTCGGTGACCCCGATCTCGGAAGGGCCGATCCCCACCTCGGCCTCGTCAATGGAGGCGAGCTGGAAGGCATCAAGGTCATGGAACCAGTACAATTCGTTATCCTCTATCAATCCCCGCTCAAATAAAGCAATAATGGCGTTGATCTTGCTGGCGGTGGGGGAATGCTCGCACCAGGCATCGTCCCCGATCTCCAGGGCTTTCACCCCCCTGTACTCGTAGGGGAAATTGGTTACCAGCCAGATATCATCCCTGACCCATCCCAGTCTGATGCTATTGTCTATCTGGACCCTGGCCAGGATGTCGGCCTCGTTCCCCCAGTCCAGGCCGGTGAACGCCTTCTTGGGGCTGATGTAGATCATCAGGTTCTTCATACCCGTCTCACAAATATGTCCTGGTGACCCAGGTGAACCCACATGGAGTAGCGGTGGTTCCCATCCAGTATCCGGCCAGCGGCATCGACTATGATCGTCCTCTTGAGACCGTTGTCCTTGACATCCTGGTACAGGGCCACCTTCCTCTCCACCCACCGGTTGAGGTAATCCTCGGTCCACTTGGCTCGGTATTTCTTCAATATCCGGTAGTAGCCAGTGTCCTTGTAATTCATACCGGAGTCGAGCTGCCCGTAGAACCGATCCTGGACATGGTTGCTGGAATCCAGGGAATCGACCGCCGCCCTGGCCACGGACCCGGACCTAAAGCACAGGCTCCGCAGCTTGCGGGCATGCGGCCCAGCCTGGGGTAGGGCATCGATGAACCCGACCTCCTCCCAGTCCCGAAAGAAGCCCCTGATATCGTCTATGTCGGATGAGGGGTGGCATCGGTTGAGAAATTTCTTCTCATCAGTCACGACGATGCAATAGGCGGTCTTGCGCCGGAGCCCGTCCAGGTAGTCCAGCCAGTCCTCAATCCTAAAATAATAATGGCTGTTGGCCAGAACGGTGTAGTCGGCCACGGGCAGGGAGTCAAGGGAATCCTCCATCCTGGCCTTGATGATCCGGTAATTGCCGCCGTTCCTATCCCGCCATTCGATGCCCCGGGCCACGGCCTCGGAGCTGGAATCCACACCCACGGCGTCGAAGCCCCGGTCCTCGGCTAGCTTGAGAAACAGGCCGGCATTACAGCCCATATCCACCAGGATCAGACCGGAGGCATCCCCAGACAGAAACGGGGCCACGAAATTATTCCACTTGCCCTCATTCCAGAACGGGGACCCGAGCTCCTGGAAATCACGCTCAGTTTGAGGCACGTCCAGGCACTGGTATGTGGAGTATGCCTTCATTCCTCCTCCAGGAAATCGGTCACGAAATGCCACTCGGCATCGGTCGGGACATTGAACAAATTGGCCAAGCACCGGCCCAAGTCATTGGAGGTGCCGTAGACGTGGCCGTGGAGCTTTAATAAATCAGCGGATAAGACAAAGGGCATATCAATGTTGTGCGAATACCGGTAGAATCTCCCGGTCCTTTCCATATGGGGCTTCGCCGGATCAACCGCTCCCCACCAGCCCGCCTCATCCAGGGCCTGGACCGTGCCGCTGGACCATTTCCAATGCGGGGCGCAGAATCCCCTCTCGAACGGCAGGCCGTCCCTGCCAAATGCCTCCTCGATGGCCGGCATGATCTTCAGCTTCATGGTACCGTAGTCACAATTCCTGAACTCCGCCCCGTGGTGGTCGAAGCCGTGGGGGATGATCTGAATCCAGTCTAGATTCTCCTTCACCCTGGCGAGCAGTTCATCCCTGATGAGGTACAGCCCAAAGTCCGCCCTCCTGTCCATCGGCACGGTAAACAGGGAGACCTTGAACCCGGGATAGCGGTCCTTGAGCGTCAGCAGCAGGTCCAGCCTGCTATTGACGACGCTGAAGTCGTGCAGGTCCAGACTGACCTTCATATCCTCTTCCTCATGGCGAACACCCGATGGCGCTTAGGATCGGTCTTTTCCTCGTTAAACCATTTGGCTAGCTTGGCCCTTATCCTTCCCCTCGGCCCGTGGATCTCGATGGAAACCTGGCCTATCCTTGACACCAGGCTGTCGTCCAGGTCCTTGACTATCCGGTGCTCGGCGCCCTCGCAATCCAACTTGAGGAGATCGCAATGGCCCGGGCAGTGGTCCCGGAACACCTCGTGGATGGAGATGGACTTGACAACCTGGAAGCTCCCCGGGTCCAGCCCCTCGATCAGGTCCGGGTATGCCGACGTGGCTCCGGAATTATGGGGATGGACAAAGAGCCTGGTCTCCCCGGGCTCGCCCACGGCCAAGTTCAGGCAATGAATCCGGTCCTTGAATCCGTTGACCTCCACATTATAGCACAGGACCTCGTAGTTGTAGGCCTCGGGCTCGAATGCCCAGACCTCGGCCCCGGCCCAGGCCGCCAGGATGGAAAAGGCCCCGATATTGGCCCCAATATCAACCACCACCTTGGGGTTCTCCGGCAAACGGTAGTAATCCTCCCCGCCCAAAATCTCCTTGATGATCTTCTCGTCATGGTACCGGTACCGGGTCCGGAACTGGAACCCGAAGAAGCCCGTATCGTCATTCAGCGACCTGTCTACCCGATACATGATATCCCCGCCTCGGCAAATGCCTGCCTCAATCCCGGATTCATGGCCGCCGAAAACTTGCTCATGAGATAACCGCCCCGCTTCGTAGGATGAAAATGGAGCACTTTAATGGGTTTTTCCGCCTTCCTGAGATTAGACTCTACCCGGTGCATATTGATGTTATAGGCCACATCCAGGACCTTGTACCGACCGGGGGCGAGTCCTCCTTCCATCATCATCTCCAGGGCCGTCTCCTCCAGTACCTTCTTCTCATAGATGATTTCCCTCATGGACCCGAAGATGTCAGCGGCGCCTATCCCAAAAAACATGCTGCCGGTATTCAGCTTCCTGGACCAGCCAAGATCGGTCACCCCCAGGTCGCACATACCCAAGCCCAGGACATCCTTCGTGATGGGGCCGACCTGGAAGGCGTCAAAATCATGGTACCAATAGATTCTGCCATCCTCCACCAATCCTCTCCTGAACAGGTCCACGATAACATTGATCTTGCTCATCCTACGGTCGAAAGTGCAGAAATTATCGTCATCCGCCCTCATGGCCCTAACCCTGCTGTACTCGTAGGGGAAATTGGTCACCAGCATGATATCCCCAGGCTCCCAGCCGAGGGTTAGGCTATTGTCTATCTGGACCCTGACAAGTTGGCTGTACTCACCCTCGAAGGCCCATCTGGGATTGATGTAGATCATCAGGTTCTTCATGTCCTATGCCTCACCACAATCAGGCAATCGTTCCTACGGCTCGGGGCGGTGAAGTTGATCCTCTCGCAGTCATAGTCCCCGTCCAGGCGTTCCAAAATGTACTCTGGAGTCCTCACATCCTCGATGATGTAGGTGACCGATTTCCAAAGCAGAGGCATCAGGGTCCGGCAGGCAAATACCTGGTTCCTCTTGAGGTGGCTGGCGTCATCCACCAGGAGGTCGATGTCCGGGCCGGTCTGGCCAATGAGCATCTCCAAGTCCTCGGCCTTCCTCTCATCCACGACGAATGTCCTGATCCGCTCGGCCTCCAGCATGGACGCTGGCTGAATGTCGGCCCCGTAGACCAGGGCATTGGAGAAGAAATCCCGCCACATCAGGAGGCTGGCCCCTTTCTGGTAGTATCTCTTCAAGTGTTTGTCATAGATGATTGATACGTGGTCCATGGTCTCGTCATAGCCGATGCCCAGCTCCAGGATCTTCCTAATGGACTCCCGCCGGCTGCTGAACATTTTATAATAGAACGGGGTGTAGCTATGCACCAGTTGGGGGCACTTGTCGGTCCCGTACTTGTAGGCGATGTCGCAGAGCTCGGTGGTCTGGATGTCGGCCTGCATCAGCAGTTCCCCCAAGTGGGCACGGGCGAGAACCTCTCTACCAGCCAGGACAGGGGATGGAGCATGCCCGGATCCCCGCCGTTGGTCCAGTGCCTCGCCGCCCACTCGTTCCCGGCCAGGGCCTGGGCATCCCCTTTGTGACGCCTGGAGAAGCCCCCTCCCAGGTAGTGGTGCCTGCGTTTGGACAGGTGGGCGTACCAAGTGTTCTTATTGACCTTGATCTCGCCGCCGCCCAGCCAGTACCTGAGCCCGATCTCCAGCTGGTCCCCGGAGAAGGGGCCGTAGGTCTCCGGCCTGTCGTCCAGGAGGCCCACCTGCTCAAGGAAATATCTTCGGTGGGCCAGCCAGAACGAACCCTGGAAGGCCATGGTCTCGTCCACGGCGATCCCCCGCCTGGCCCGGTCCCGGCTCTTCCATTCTCCCACGAACATGCCATATCCGGACTCGGATTCGACCGGGGCCGAGAAATAATGGTAGTCCCGGAAATACCTGGTGATCCTGGCCGGCTCCCAGGAATCCTCGTCCAGGGAATAGCGCCTGGGGATGATCAGGTGGCTGGGGGCCATGTCCCTGGTCAGGATGAAGTCGAACCCGGGGGCGAAGGCCACATGGGCATCGACCTTGGCCACGAACTCCCCCTTGGCCGCCTCCAGGCCAGCATTGATGGCTCCCCTCATACCCCGGTTCCTTTTGAGGACGACGGGTTGGACCCTGGAGTCCTTGGGTAGGGGGCCGGGGTCATAGCCGTCGATCACCGGGATGACCTCGACCTCGCCAGCGGCGTTGGCCAGCAGGGAGTCAATGGTCCGGTTCAGGTAGGGCTCCTCGAAGGCCGGTATGATGATGCTGAGCTTCATTTGGGCCACTCCGTACAGACCAGTTCAATATCCCTGATCTCAGAAATCAAAGGAAAGGCCATTAGGATTTTTCCATCTTTAGAATCGTATTTGATTATCTGACCGAAGGAGTCATCAGCGGCAATAATATGCTCATTGATAATCTCTCGTCCCGTAACCCTGTCAAATACCGTCCATGCCCAAGGATTAGGAATTCTGCCGCTTTCATCTCTCATATCTACTCTCATAATCCCCACCTTGGCCTGATCACGGCCTCGTAATAGTCCCGCCACACTTTCAAACAATATGCCCCGCTGTCCACGGTATTGGCCGGGTTCTCCTTGGTTCCATTGTTATGGGTCCGGGAGAAGGAACGATGCTTATGGGCAAACCAAGTATTCTTGTTAAGCACCAGCTTGCCCCCGGCCTGCCAGGTCTTGAAAACCATCTCGTGTGAGTCCTGGGTCAGGGGTCCGTAGCCCTCGGTCTGGAGCTCCCCGATCACGTCCAGCCACCACTGCCAGGGCATGACCCAACAGGACCCCTGCATGGCCATGGTTTGGTCTATCATCTTATGGGCATTGGCCTTGTCTCGGGCAGGCCACCTGACTCCGGAGAACTTCTGAGGTCCGCCCTCGGGACCCTGGATGGCCAGCCTCTCGTAATCGACGTGGGGGTGATCCTGCATCACCTCCCACCTGACCGGATCCAGGAAGAATCTCCGGGCGGTCATGATCCAATTATGACGGCAGGACTCGACCATGATGCGGTCGAAACCCTGGGCAAACATGCAGTGCTCATCAGTTCGACAAATAAACTCGCCACGGGCCACGGAAACCCCGGCATTGATAGCAGCCCTCATGCCCCGGTTCCGGCCCAGGTGGACGTACCGGACCCGGGGGTCCTGCACTAAATCAAACTCTGGCCAGTAGCCATCGAGCACAGCAATGACCTCAAGTCGATCCCCGAGCTCGGAGGTGGCCAAGATAGAATCAATGGTCCTGGCCAGCAATGGGTCCTTATAACTCGGGATGATGACTGACAGTTTCATATAATTTTCCTTCCTTCCTTCCGGCTCTCCTTGCTGGAGATCAGGTAGGAGGCGCGGCCGTCCCGGGTCTGGGGGTGCTGACGGCTCATTTAGTATCTCGCACTCACAGCCTGGCCGTCGATGGCGGAGCAGGACTGGCCGTCGATGATGATGCCGGTTATCCCCATAAAACCACAAATAGAGGCATTTCCAATCCTAACTGTTGGGGTTCCTGCCGGGGTGCATTGCACAGCCAAAAGCGATCCGGCAGCGACAGATACGTTCTCGACATGATTCCCGGACACATCAGACGCCCCAGAGATAGCCACAGATTCGGCGGTAGACACCCCATCGTCATATAATGCAAAGGTGTAGCTCTTCCCCGCCCCTGGTGCACCACTCAGGACAGCATAGATGCTCTTGGCAGTGAAGGCATTTGCGGCCACTTGGTAAGCATTGGCCACCGTAGCCCATGATACTCCTGGGTCGCCAGTTGTTACCGGGGAATATTTCACATTGGCCGTATCCAGATTGCGGCCACTGGACATCGGAATGATGAAATCTCCGTCAACATCAGCGACAAACGTCAAGCCTATCCGGGAAGCGCTAGCTGCCGGGGCATTGGCAAGCGTGCTCATTATGGTTATTTTTTCCCCAGCAGCGGCGTGATAGCTATTTGTTAAGTCGTTCCCGCTGGTGGCGGTCTCTGAAATGGTTACGGAGACATTTCCAGGGGCACCAACCGATCCGGCGTTCGACCTTAATGTAAATGTCCTGGTTTTCCCACTCGCCGCAGCACCAGGGGCGATACTAAGATAGACATACAAATTCTTAAATGTCCCGGCACAGGGGACGGTGAATTGGCAATCCGTCTCTGTTGTACTTGCATATGCAGCACCGGTCAATGACGCATATTGGGTATCTGTGGTGGACAAGTTGACAAGAGCGTTTCCAAACAGCATGCTCTCTGCTGCTGTCGTGGAATCAAATTGAAACCCCCAATAGACAACGGCTGCGCCAGGGGTATTCGCAGCATCGACCTTCAAGCCAATTGTCTGAGTGGCAGAAACAGCGGCGGTATGAACCAGATCGGAGTTTTCTACCTGGGCGGCTCCTGAAATTGACGTGGTTATTGCAGTCGGGGTTCCGTTCACGACTAGCGTGAACGTCCAACTTTTTACGGGGTCACCTGCCCCCGGAGCGGCGGACACGATTACCCAAAGTCTGCTAAGAGTTCCCCCGGTAGAGGCCCGCTGCTGCCTTAATGATTCAACTCCACTGCTAGCCGCTGAACCTATAGGAAGGAAATAGACAGTCCCTGTAGTCGGCAGGGCATTAGCACCGCTTGACCCGAAATAGAGAGAGGATGACATGATGTGTATCTCCTATTGAGCCGTCCATACACCATCGTGCTCGGCAGAACTGGATTCATCATAGTATGCAGTTTGTGTACAATCGTACTTTGCCCCATTGCCGTTATCGCACTGGTATTCATCGACATCGCCAAACTGAATGCCGTGGGTGTTAACCCCTGGGGCATCGTTATCTCCCTCGGGTGCCCTGACAATCCGCTGTCCTGTGAAGGTTAGGTAGCTGGTGGCGGCGTAATGGAACCCCCAATGAGTAGAATGGATCACGTTAGCAGCCTTGCTAACAATCACGCTTGTGTGGTTCAGGGTTCCGCCAGAGGCAATAGTTACTCTCATATACTGCCCCGAATCTATGGTCATGTTAGCCAAGGTTAAAGTAGATGCTAATGTAGTAGCCTGGGTCCGCCACTCAAAATGATAGCCCCCTGCCTTATCACATTGGCTATCCGTGCCGTCGATAGAAATAATGGGGAGTCCCATAACCGGGGAGGCAGCAAGACCCAAGAAATACTTGAGCCGGTTAGTTACAGTCCCTCCAGTTATAGACAAAGTATTGTTATTGGTGTTAAGTTCTTGGAAATCCGAATAAATAGCACAGGTATAATCCGTACTGGCCGCAAGGCTGTCAACTGTGGTAAATGTACAAGTTGCAAAAGTTAGCGTCTTATTACTTATGGCATCGCCAGAAGGGTGATTCCATCTAACGTTTACACAGCCACGGGGGGTCGTTCCATCAGCATTAGGAGTCACTTTTACAGTGACATTAGTGAAAGTCACATCGGACGGCATCACCACCAAATTGCCAGCATCCTTGCTCAACAAAGTAGAATCATCAACGGTGACAACTGCATTTTTGACAACAAAGTCCCATCCGCCATAACCAGTGCGTTCAACTTGAGTTAGGCCGTCAATATTAATTACACTTCCATCTGCGTCATCTTCATCAGTAACGCCCCAAGCTAAGTCGAATTGCGCCTCAACTGTGGTGCTTGCGATTGTCCAGTCGCAACGGCGGGAGTTATTATATCCTTCCTGTCCAGTGGAAAATTCAGCTTGTAAAGATGCGACATCAACAATTTGGGTTCTATCTCTAGGGGATTCGATTACACTACTGCTCACATCAACCACCGAGTATCCACCGCCACTGGTCAGACCGCCACGATAACAATTCTGAGTCAGGATATTATTCGCCCGAACATCTACGTTTTGGAGAATAGTAGCCCCATCAGAAAGGGTATCTTTCAAGGTTACATTGTCAAGGATGAATAACAATCTCCCGGCATTTTCCTTAGTTGCTCCCCGGTTAGCCATTAAACAAAATGTGTAACATTGTTCCCTGGCTACATTACCCCAATTTACTTGATTAGGGCCATTGCCATCAATGGTGATGTTTTCCAAAACAAAACCAGGAGAAGCATCGGTTAAATGGGTCCAATAATAGGTAGAAGTAACCTGGGCAGTATTAGCAGTAAAGAAGTGAAATGCGTCGTCGTATTGAAGGATTTTAATACTGGCTGTCTTCGTATACCCATCACTTGCATCGCCGCAGATGGTTACTTGCTGATTGCATGGCATCTTGACGGTGGCGTATCCGTTAGGCAGGATAGCCACAGTCCTTCCAGCCGGAACCTTAACTACGCCGTTGTTAAAATTATCCTTAACATAATCGAGAATAGCCTGAAAATTTACCCTATCATTGGTTACTCCATCAACAGCGCACGCAGAGAGGCCATAACCTGGGTTGGTCACGTCTATCAGGGCTTCCCGAGCATCGTCGACGATGTTAACTTTTAGGGTGGATTTGACAAAACCAATTCCATCCTCGTTAGACAGAGTAATAGTTACCAGTTTGTCCTGGCCCACATATGTCCGATTAACCACTGTCAATGTAACCGGCGTTGCTGGAGTCTTAGCTCCATCAAGGATCACGCAAGAGGTAGCAGAAAGTGTGTAATCCTGCCCCACCCCCTTGGTGGAGGTATGCGGAGCCGGAGAAGCGGACAGCGTAACAGTCGTCCCCCCTGCCGGAGCGTTCTCGGTCAGAGAGATGGGGAGTTGGAACACCTGGGCCTCGGTCTTATTCGCCGAGACAGACCAGATGCCAGCGCCAGCCAGGGGGTTGCTACCGCCTCTATACGCCAAAATAGTCATTTTAGGCCACTATCCCAATGGACCTTTCGGGCCGGAAAAAGATGGTGTCTGCGGTGATAACATCCGCCACATTTTGAATAACCTGAGTAGATACTGCCGGAACCGTCTGCTGCATAGCACCAGCGGTAGTTACACTCAGCCAGAGTTGGGTTAACAGACCGGACCCGGCTACGCCCCAATTCCACCCAGCTACGTTCGTAACATGGCCGGAGTAGATGAAATCTCCAGAGGCATCAGCCAGAATCCCGCCAGCGTTTACGCACATAACGATGGCTGGGCAGGTAGTCGTGGCTCCAGCATCCCCGATAGCCTTCTTAAATTTTCTCACCCCACCGCTGAACCAAGCGTAACAAATTTCGCCAAAAGCCAGGTTCTCCCCAGCCACTCCAGTAAAGGGAGGGTCGCTAGTAGTCTGGTCAGCAGGAGCAATGTCAATGGCGATGTCTAACTTTGCGTCAAGCTGGGTCTGGATGGCAGAAGTAACGCCATTGCTATAGCCTATCTCTGTGGCATCAGGCGCACTTGCCCCACCCAACCGTCCCTCAAGGCTGGGATTAATCAACACCCAGGCGGTGCCGTTGTATTCCAGGTAGCAGAGATAATTAGCAGCGGGAATATCCCCGGCCACTAGAGCGGTGCTGGCATACTTGACAATGGCCTTGGTAGTCAGACCGTTAGGGGTGAAGGTCACAGCCCCGGTATTGGCCCCTGCCGCCACCAGAGTTACCCGGGTGCCGTTGGTAAGGGTGACTGCCGGGGAATAAGTCGCGGTGATCGCATCGACCGTGCCGCCCGCCGCCGCGGTAGGAAGGCCGGGGGCGTAGTCGGTCCAGGGAGTTGCCGCAGTACCATTTCCTGCCCCATCACCCTTAAGTATGGCCGAGGTAGAAGAAATAGTGGCCCCGCCAAGGACTGTTAGAAGATTGGTCAAGGTAACTATCTTGGGTTCGTAATCTGACTCCGAGTCCCATACAAGAAACAGATCATTGCCAATGGGTGTCACCTTGGCCGTATATTTGGAATAACTCTTCGGCAGTGGCTTGGGATACATGATCTTCCTCCTTACCAGGGACTGAAGCCGAACATGAACTTCAGATCGGAGACCCCGGCATAGGTCGGCGTGCCTGTGGTCTTAACCAAGGCATACACAGTGCTCTTGTCATCGGCCTTGACTACCTTATCGATGCCGGTCAAAGTAGCCACTGCGCTGTCGGCGGAATCCACGTAGTCCCCGGCATCGACCTCGATCACGCCCAGGCAATCGAGCATGTCCGTGTCATGGATGTCCAATGCCGAGTTGTCGGTATAGGTCCCAGCATCGGGATCGGCCTTAAAGAAGAATATCTTGAGAGCGGCCTTCTGGGCAGCAAGGTCCTGGACGGTAATAGACAACAACTTGCCCATGCCTTCCCTGATGGATGCCAGGGCCAAGGCCAGGGTCAATTTGCCGCCGATGCAGTCATTGGCGGAATAGGCTCCAGCGGTGATTGCCGGGGTGACTTCAATGAGGGTGGGTCTTAATTCGAGAAGTTGATTGATTCTTTGCAGGCTCATTTCGTAGACCTCCATTCAGACCCCAAGAGGGGTCAGTGGTTGAAGTCCTTGGGTGTCTGAATATAGGCCACGGCTTTAAGCTCCGGCCTTGGGCACCGCCTGGGGGACCCGGGGCGGGGCAGAAATCGGGGGAGGCGGCGGCCCGGGGGCCGGGGGAACCTCCTCGTCATAGTCCATCTCCCTCAGTAACTCAATGGCCTCGGGGTCGTCGGTCTCGCACTCCAGGAAGCCGGATGGCCCCCGGGCGAACTCGAACAGTGCTCGCTCGTCCTTCCAGATGACTGCCGGCAGCATGTGCTTTGGATGGGTCCTGTTGGTGGCCTTATAGAATTTGGCCATGATAACCTTCCTTTCTTGGTGCTGCGGCGGGGCCGGGTTTCCCAGGCCCCGGAAAAGGTTAGGCCGAAGGGCTCGCGCTCGGGCTGACCGAAGGGCTCAGGCTCGGGCTTTCGCTCGGGCTTATACTTGGTGAAATTGAGGGGCTCAGGCTTGGGCTCAAACTCGGGCTGGGCGAGGGACTCAAGCTCGGGCTTGGACTTGGGCTTTCGCTTGGGCTTATACTCGGCGATATCGAGGGACTCAATGACGGACTAGCCGAGGGCGATGTACTCGGACTTGCGCTTGGACTGAAGCTCGGACTCAGGCTTGGGCTGGGCGATGGGCTCAGGCTTGGCGAGGCCGAAGGCGATGCACTCGGGCTTATGCTCGGAGAGATCGACGGGCTCAAGCTGGGGCTGGGTGACGGGCTCAGGCTCTGACTCACGCTCTGCGCACTCGTGGCCGCAGTGGTGATGCTGATGACGCAGGTCTTCTGCGACGCCGTATAGCCCAGGATGGTGGCCTGGGCGATGGTCAGGGTCACAGCCTCGCCATTAAGCCAGGATGCTGCGTCACCGGATACCACCACTGAGGCCACACCCTCGACAAAGGTCAATGTCGTGGACGGGATGGTTGCGGTCCCGGCAGTGCTGGTATCCGCCACGGAGACGCCAGTGGCGATGGCCTTGTTGAACCAGGTATGGACCTTCCCGGCAGCGGTCTGGAGCTCTATGAAGACGGTCTTGGTCCAAGCTGCCTCGGTGGCCACGTGATTGTACAAAGCCGGGGACACCACGAACAGCAGATCCCCCGACAGCGCCTTGGCAAACAGGGCCAGCTGATCCCGACTGGCAGGCTTCAGGCCCAGGTCCAGGCTGGGAGCGGGGGGCTTTTGCGTTCCTCTTGCCATGATCCCCCTCCTTTAGGCCGACGGGCTGGCGCTCGGGCTGGCCGAGGGGCTTTCCGACGGACTCTTGCTCGGACTGGCGCTCGGGCTCAGGCTGGGACTGGCACTCGGGCTCTTGGACGGACTCAGGCTATGGGTGACGACGGTGATCACGCCGGTGGAGGCCGCGGTCACGGTATAGCCCAGGATGGTGGCCGAGGCCACGGTTACGGTGACCTTCTCACCGACGAGCCAGGCTGCGGCGTCGCCGGATACCACCACAGCAGCAACGCCGTTGACAAAGGTCAGGGTGGTCGAATCCAGGGAAGCCGTACCCGCATCACTGGTATCGCCTATGGACACCCCGGAGGCAATGGCCTTGTTGAACCAGGTATGGACCTCGCCTTCGGCGGTCTGCAATTCAACGTAGAATGTCTCGGTCCAGGCGGCGGCCGTGGCCACCAGCACGTCGGTGGCCGGGTAGATCACCAGGGACATGTCACCGGCCATGGCCTTGGAGTACAGGGTGAGCTGATCCCTCAGCGCGGGCTTGAGCCCAAGATCAATGTCCGGGCTCGGGGGGGTCTGGGTTCCTCTTGCCATGATACCTACCTCCTCAGGCTGCGGGCGGGGCCTGGGCTACCAGGCCCCCACCAAGCAGTAAGATATTTTAACTGGTGGTCAGGCCGGTGATGGTCCCGTGGTACTCCTCGGGGCCGTGGTCAAGGCCGATCTGGCCGTAGATCATCTCGGTGTCGGCGGCGCCGGTCTTGGACAGGACGTCCCGGAACAGGACCCCCTTGTTGGGCACCGGGCAGAACACCGGCTTGCAGACGCTCAGCTCGGCCACTAGCATCGTGTCGGTGGGCATGAACGGAGCCCAGACGATGCCCAGCATACCGAAGTCCATCTCGATCTGCTTGATGTTCACCCCGCCCACGTTCCGATCGTCCGGGGCGTAGCCGTAGATGTTGGTCAGTTTCTGCTTCTGGAAGGCGTTGACGAAAATGACCGCGTTCTGGAACAGGGAACCGTTGCCCGCCATGGTCCGGAATAGCTGGTCGCACAGGTCCTTGGTCAGGGGGGCGGTGCCTGCGGCCACGGTGTTCGTGGTGCAGGCGGAGACCATGCCCCGGCTCTTGGCCGCTACTGCGGCGGAGGTGGCCTGCTGGTAGGTGCCCTGGAGGAAGGTATACTCGATATCTACGGCCACCTGCTGGAGCGTGGCCGCGGCCTGCCAGTCCATCTCGTTTCCCACGGGCTGGGGTCCCAGCATCACGTTCCCGGCCCCGGACACGTACACGGTCCCGGTCACGGACTGTTTGGCGTAGGACGCGCTGATGGTCTTCTCGAAGATTTGGACGGTGTTGACGTCCTGGCCCCTCACGTAGGACTTGAGGTAGGTGGAGGCCGTCAGAGACGCGGTCTCGGTGATGGCCGGCTGGGCCGCCGTCTCCAAGGACCAGGGCTGGGCCACGGGGAACTCGAATGCCTGGACGGTGGCGATGGCCCCACCCTGGAGCCCGCCGATCATGTTTAGGAACGGGGTCTTGATGGCCCCGATCAAATACAATTCCCCGACAAAGTTGGGGACATTCCATACGGTCGCGGCAGCGCTTACATTTGCCATAATTTATTTTCTCCTTTTATCTGCCCGACCATTGGAGCGGTCATCAACCGGTGAAGGTCGGGTCCTCCTTGAAGATCGCGTTCTTGAGGGCGACCATGGCCACCGTATTACCCCTGGTCTTGGCCTCGGTATACTGGTCCTTCATGGTCTGGAGGGCGTTCCTCGGCCCCGAGGCGGCTCCGCCTCCGGCACCGCTGCCCGAGGCCTGGGAGCCTTTAAGCATCAGCTTGCTATTCGGGTGCGAGCGGATCAGCACCTCGATGGCCTCCTCTGGGGAGGCAAGCACCCTGGGATTGGAGGGGGAGTAGATCTCCTCGCCGTTGACCTTGGCCACCACCACGGGGTCGCCGCCGTTCTCGGCAGGCACGACCTCGAAGGCGTTCCCGAACATGGTATAGAGCACCTCCGGGAAATAGTTCTCGGCCACGGACTCCTTGATGAACTGGGAGGCTTCGAAGGCGCCCCGGACCATCAGGTTGCGGATGACCCGGTCCTGGTTCCCGGTCCGGGCCTCGAAGTCCACCAGCTTAGTCTTGTAGTCGGCGTCCAGGTTCCCGTACTTGGTCTCCCAGGCCTTGTTGACCTCGTCAATGGCCTTCTGCTTGAGCTGCTCCACCTTGCCCGCCTCCACGAATTGCTTGTCCTCGTAGTTGGCGACGGTGGCCAGCGCCTCCTTGGCCTTCTCGGCATCCAGCCCCTCGAACGGGGTGGCGGCCTCCTCCAATTCCTTGATCCGGATGCGGTACTTCCCGGCCTCGTTGTTGGCCTCGGTGATCTGCGCACGCAGCCTCACCACGTCCTGGCCGGTCTCCATCCCCTTGTCGTCGACCCATACGGGGTTCCCCGCCTGGTCCAGGACCGCCAAGCTGACCTTGGCCCCCTCGATCTCGATCTCCTGTAGTTTCCAAGGCATCTTCGTTCTCCTCCGGGGTCATCCCCGGTTGTCTCATCCGGCCTCCAGGGCCGGGGCCACAATAAAAAAGCCCCGGGGAGCCAGGAAATGTCCACTGGCTCACCCGGGGCTGAATCAGAATCTTTAGTTTAAAGGCTGATCAAGAATCCCGTCAGACAACCTGTCTTTGGATGGTCACTTGTGCATCCCTGATCCCTCCCTGATGAAGTTTAACGGAAACAGCAATTTCCCCATTGGTTTTGGCCTCACGGCCAGCCTCCAGGGCCTTCTGAAACTGCTCAATGATTTTTGCCTGTTTCTCATTCGGCATTTCCCTTATAATAAATTACTTTTTAGAAAATACCTAAGATAATTTTTATTAATGGTAAAAAAATAATTTATTTTTTTCAGTCCAGACATATTTTCCCGTTTGGCCCTCGAGTGCTTTATCATGCAAAAATTGACCAGAGGTAAAAGGGACAGGAATCCCCTCGGGGAAGGCCCTACACTTTGGAATCAAGTCCTCTCCGAATTGAAAATATTTACAATTTATGCATCCTTTCATTTCTTTATCACCACTACTTTCTTAGGATTAAAAACAATGATTTGGTTACCACCAACAACTGCCGTTAAGGAACGCTCTTTAATTATTATAGAATCATATCCCATTTCCTTAATCGCTTGAGTCATTGCAGCGATCCTTGTATCCCAAGTAAATCCATTTTCTTCTTTAAATTTTCTTTGATTAATCATCCAATTTTCACTTCCTTGAGGAAACTTTTCATTTACTTGTTCAAGTAAATTTAAATTTTTATCTATCATTTTTCTTTCTATTGGGTCGGCGACATCTCTAATTTTTAATCTAAATTCTCTTGCGATTTCATCTTGTCCGCCAGTAAGTATTAAAGGATTATCTAATTTAAGTTTTAATGTCATTGTTGTTTGTTTAAAATCTTCTAAGTTACGATAAAGAGCTACTGTCTCTTTATCAATAGCAACATAAACTCCATCTCCCCAGACCCTGCCAAATGCTTTTATCGAAAGATCAAAACCTTCCTTTTCAATAGCCTTAGCAGAATCTAAACTGGTCACATGATATACATCTTTAGTATATTGACTGCCTTCAATAAATTTCTCTGCTTCTATTCTAGTCATAGCTGATTTCCATTCTATCTTTCCAGCTCCAAGCCCGGGCAATTCCCCCATCCCCAGCCCCCCGACCCCCTCCGGGCCGCCGTACCCCCGGAGCCCGGTCCAGGCCCCGGGCTTGCCCTCCAGGAGCCGGAGCCTGCCCGTGGCCGGGTCCACCAGACCGGAGAAGGAGACCTTGCCCTCGTCGATGAGGCCAAGGCGCCCCGGACCCACTATGGCCAGTCGGTCCTCATGGAGCAGCTTGGGGAACAGGTCCGAGAACGAGCCCTGGTGGAATCCTTGCATCTCGGGCGGTCTATAGGCCCGGCCGATGTCGATGACATCCTCGGATTTGGTCCAGGGTCTGTACGCCTTGTCCATCTCGTCGATGTCCAGGCCTAGCTCCCGCCAGGTTGCCGTCACGGGCAACAAAACACATCGTCAGCGATGATGCAAGGGACAAGCCGGAGGTTTTTCTGGATAAATATACTCATTCCCGTCCAAGGCGGCGCATTGTAGACAGGTGCCCCGACCCCTTTTGCCCCCAACTTCCAGCGTGGCGCACCATCTTTCACCCTTGACGATATCCCGATTAGCGGCATAAACAGATTGCATGGCCCCGACATTGGCGCTCTGCACGTAGGTCCTGGCCAGGGTCACGGCCTCGGTCCGGGTCATGTCCCAGCCCTGCATGATCCTATCCACCAGGTCCGGGTAGCCCTCGCCCTTGAGCATCCCGGCCATGATCTCGTTCTTGATGCCCGAGACCATGTTCCGGTCGAAGGTCCGGCCCACCCAGTCCTGGAGCAGCCTGCCCCCGACCGGGGTCTCGATGGCGAGGGACCGGACCTGGGCGGCGGTCAGGGCCAGGGCCTGAAAGGGGACCCTGCCATCCCAGGACAGGATATCCCCGTGCATAGCCAGGGAGGCGGAGCCGGCGTGCCCCGCCATGTCCGCAATATGGCCGGTGAGATAGTTCTCGATGCCCTGGGTCATAGAGCCGAGCTCGTCCAGCAGGGCCATGGACCTCTCCTCGTCCCAGGTAGATGGAACAAAAAGAGCACCCTTGGCCCTGGCCTCCAGCTCGGCCATGATCTCGTTCTGGGCCTGGCCCACGGCCTTGAGCAGGGGTTTGAGCGAGGCCTCAGTGAAGCCGTCGAGCTGGTCCTGCCAGGCCGCCATCCTGGCAAGGCGGATCAATTCCTCAGTTTTTTTGGTAGAGATGGGCACTAATTATTTCCCATGCAACTCAAGGCCCATTCTTTTGCCTTGATAAAGGAAATGACCCCTTTTAACTCCTTATAACCGGATGGCCCCTCTAAGGTCCACCTTCTCAATCTTGCAGCTGGCCACCAAGTCAGCTTATGTCCCAGAATCTCCCAAGAGACGGAAATCAACAGGACTGGCTCATTGCAATCGCAATTAAAGACACCGATCTCAAAACTCATATTGCCCCTGGACAAATGGTATTGCGTTATAAGTCCCTTGGGGAAATCATTCATGGTAATTTCGGGAACTTCGGCCATTTTATATCTCCATTATCGCAAATCTCATTTCCCCTCCAGCCTCCGGACCCGGTCCCTCTGCTCATCAACCGTGGTCCTTAATTCCTTCATATGCTGGCGCACGGTGGGGTCGGTGGCATAACTGGCATCGACCCCATACCTGTCCTCCAGCTTCCAAAGGCGGTCCTGGGAGGTCGACAGCTTGTCCGACTCGATCTTGTAGTCCAGGCGCCGCTCGATGGCCTTGACATCCTGGCACTTGGCGTAGTTGGCATCCAGGAAAAAGTAGATGCCGAAGGCCATGCCGACGATCGTCAGGACCGTCACAATGGCACCGATCTTGTCTTTCATTGTTCCCCCTCCCTAACCACCCTGACCATAGCCTTCCTGATCCCGAACGCCAGGGCCTTTCCGTGGCTTGGGATCCAAATGTCGACGCGATACCCTCTCCATTGAGTAGGCATTAAATCGGCGAAAACAAACCTCCCTACTCCGGTGACCTCGATGGTGCAGCCAAACCGGTAGTCGTACTGTCCTGGACCCCTGTAGAGGCCCAGGTCCTTCGCCAGCTTCCGGGAAAGGGCAATGGGCGGCCTGCCATGCTGCTCTTGGATTTCGGCCGTTCTTGGCCCTGATGTCGTTCTTCCCTTCAGGCAATAGGCTGTGATCGTGGCTTGGCGAGCAGATGATGATTGTGTCATTGTCTGCTCCATTGCCTGAATAGGTAATGGTTGGCACTGTTCCGGAAGTGGATTTGGGATTAGAAGAAGGATAGCAGTTAACCATAATCTCACTCGTGCTGGCGATTGGGTGCCAACCCGTTATGTCCATGATCCATGATGACTACCTCCCGTGTCATTCGCCCCATATCATCGTACAGATGACGGAGCAATAGCTATTCCATAGAAACATAAGAAAAATCAGGACAATGATAGCGGCCTTGGCCGGAACAGTCATTTCTCCAGGCCCGGGGGCTGGTCCCACTCCCCTTCATCCGTGGGCTCATAGCCGGAGCCTATCCTGACTCCCAAGCCCCGGTACTCGGGATCGGGGCCGGGATCATCCGCCCCTGCCTCGTCCCAGAGCCTGACCTTAGCCTTCCCGTCCGTCTTACCACAGCATCTTCCCAAGCCCAGGAACTTCCTCATGGCTCCTCCAGGAAAATCCCCGGGACCTGGCCTCACCCCCCGGTGTTGGCCGGACCCGGGGCCTGCTACTAATCATTCGGTCCGACTCTTTCTCCTGCAATGAATTCGGCTATCTTGTCCTCCAATTCCTTGATCCTGACGGCCTTGGAGTCCAGGTTGCAGAGCAGCAATTTGATTGTTGCGTCCTTGTCCTCGATGACCTTCTCCATGCCCTGGACGAAGGCCTTGACCTGGAGTCTGTTCCTGTTGAACTGCTGCTCCATCTCCTGAAGCCTTTTGTTGGCCTCCTGGGCAGCGTAGTACATCTTGACCTCGGGATAGGTCCAGGTGGGGAGCTCGGGGAGTTGGTTCTTTTGAAGACTGGATTCATCAAGTTTGCCCATCATCCCTTCCCTTTCTTTTTCTTGGCATGCTCCCGGTTCTTGATCCCTGCGCTGATCTCGGCGTCCCTTCTGGTATCGGATTCGCCCTCGACCTTGCCCGTAGGCCCCACGATCTTCCAGGGCTTGCCACCCTCACCCTTCCTCCTGGCCCTGACATGGACCGGCATCATTGGCCTCCTATCCTAATATTTTTCCCAGCCACTTGGACCATTCCACGAGGCCGGTCCACCAGACCCAGCACATCCAACCCAAGAACAGGTAGCTCATTAGATTGCCCATGGTCTCAGCCTCCGACAGTGGGATTGTATTCGATGACGACCCTGCCCTGCCTGGCCTTTCTGATCTTGAGGCAATAGACAGGATGAAAGAATGGGAAGACCGGGGCCTCATCCCTGATCGTATTCGAGAGGTAATCATATTCCCAGGGGGCCACGTACCCAGTCTCGTTATACCTCATGGAGGCTACACTGGCCTGCGTAGGGCCGGGGCTGTCGATGATCCTCTCCACTTCAGCCATTGGTTTTTCTCCCTCCTTCCCATATTATAGCCGATTCCGGGAAAATCATTGGACGGTAGCTCCCGGAACAGGGGCGGCCGTGCCAGGGGCGGCGGGCGGTCTCAGGAACGAGCCGGCCAGGCCCCCGACCGCGGACGACTGCAACGCCTGGTTCTGGAGGGCGGCCTCCACCTCGACCGGGTCGATGTCCTCGTTGAGCCAGCCCTTGTCCTGGAGCACGGTGATGGCTGTCTTGGTATCCAGCAGGATCTTCTGGGGGCAGCCTGCGGCCTTGAGCACCTGGTCGATGTCCTGGAGGGACAGGGTGATGCCCCTCAAATCCACCTTCACGGACCCGCCGGCGTCCTTGCCCTTGCCCAGCCACCTGGCGGTGTAGGCCAGTGCTGTCTCCAGGCAGTCCCGGAGGCGAAGGGCGGCCACCTGGAGCTGGCTGGTGGTCTTGGCCTCGTTGATGGCCTCGCCCGTGGCCGTGGGTGCCTGCCCGGTCCGGGGCATGAGCATCCTGAGCCCATACTTGGCCATGTCCTCCTTCAGGTCCTGGAGGTCAGTCCTGGCGGAAGTTATGGCTGCCCCGGAATGCTCGGCGTAATAGAATTTGGCATTCTCACTGGTCGACTTGCAGACAGTCAAGGGACCGAGCGTGATCTCAGTCTCGTCGGTGATTATGCCCGTGGCACAGAAGATGGGGAAGCAGGCCACAGTCATGACGTTGTCATAGTCCGACTGCTTCTGGAAATGCCGGATGCTCTGGTAGGCCAGGTCCAGGAGCGGGGGTATGGCAGTCATGAAGCCGTTGTCCTCGTCGGCGTAGAATGTCACCAGGGGAATGTAATTCAGGGGCTTGCCATCGTACCCGACTATGGGGCCGCCGCCGTTGCCCGAGGGGTCGCCCTCCTTGATTTCCTTCCACTGGCCGTCCTCGTCCTTGCGGAAGATGCGGAACCTGCCCGGCTCCAGGACTCGGATCTGTTCCTCGGCGGTGGTCCCGAATTCCCCGTCCTCCTCCTCGACCGCCTCCCTGATCCGGACCTGGGAGAGGACCGGCCTGCCGCCCTCCATCTTGTACCTCCAGGCGAAGACCTGGGAGGCCCGGTACATCACCCAGTAGGGGCGATGCCCAGCGGCCTTTTTCTCGGCCTCAGTCCCGATCCCGGGCGGGATGGGGGTGGAGTCCACCAGGAGATGGACCAGGCCGGACCTGAGCCCCTGCTTGAACAGGTTCTGGGCGAATACCTGGAAGTGGTTGCCCTCCCGGTCGATGTCCTCCATCAGTCCGGGCTCTGCGTCTGTGCCCAGGATTTCCACGGGCACGTCCTCGTCCAGGGCCGGGGGTTTGGAGAAGACCTTGCCGGTGAGCATGCCCACGGTATCCTCAAAGGCGTCGTAGAGGGTGGCCTGCATCCAGCGCCGCTTGTAGTTCTCTGGCTTCTCGTCGGCGAACTTGGGCAGGTAGGCGTCGTGCTCCTCCCGGAGCCGGGCGGTACCCTGACGGAGGTCGTCCACCAGCTTGAGCCAGGGCTCCATTATCAGATATTGGTCGTGCTTCTGATCGACGCCCTTGGCGGGATTGGCGAGCAGCTCGACGGTATTGGCCATCACTTGACCCCCTTCTTGGATTTGGTCGGTTTCCTAACTACCGGCTTAGCCTGGGACATGTCGGGAGCCTTGGCCGCCACCTTGGCCATGGCCTTGGCCTCCTTAGCCTGCTTATCCGCCATGACCTGGGCTTCCTTTGCGGCCGCGGCCAGCCTCTTGGGATCCTTCATGATTACCTGGGACTCTGCCAAAGTCCGGGCATCGGACTCCGCTTGCCACTTCCTGTCCTGAGCCGTCATCTTGGGCTGCGATGCTGTAATTGCCATAGATTATTCCTCCTTGATCTCTCCCCTGAAATCCAGGTTGTTGTCGACGAATACCTGGTAAAGGCCCTGGGCCATAGCCTCGGTCACCGTCTCCTTATCCTCCAGGCCGGGACAGAAGCAGAGATGGATGGCATGGTTGATCTCATGCAGCAGAATGGCCCACTTCTTGGACTCGCAGATGGCCACCCCGCCGGCGTCGACGCCGGCAACATGGATTTCGTTCACATGATTGTGGCAACGACCATAGAGATCTTCCCGATCGTTGAACAGGTAAGGGAACCTGACATTCATGTCATGGCCCCCGACCCTGATCCTTTTCGGGAACCGGTCTCCGATCAGAAAAGCGGGATTGTCCAACAAAACCTGGGTCCAACCGCGGCCCAAACCCGGAGCGACATTTTCCGGGACCTCATCGATGTCGTAGTAGACATGAAGAACATAACAAAGAATCTCGGCAATGAGATAACCCTTGATCCTGGAATCCGCATACCTGACCCCCGGACTGATTGAACCCGGAAATCCTGATTTGGCAAGCGGCCGTATCCCCCTGGCTACAATAGCCACCCCCTTCCCTGAACTGGTAGGGAAACAGCACCTCCACCCTGTGGCCGCCGATCTTCAGCTCCTTGGGGAAGACCATCAGCAGCTCCCCTGGACCAAGAATCCGGTAATCAGGTAGGCATGGACCTCGTTGTCTAGCATGTACTCGACATTGGCCCCGCTGAGGCGGCCCACGATGAAGAGCCAACCGGACCAATGCCATTTATCGCTCATCATCGCCATCATTGTCCTCCGACATGACCCTGATCAGGGGGATCATGGCCTCGAACTCCCCGGCCCTGGCCAGGCAGCCGTCCAGGTACTCGTCGGAGATGGGACCAATGTCCGGCTTCATGGTAAATTGCCACAGGCCAAACTCACAGCAGGGACCGGACATGGGATTCTCCTTTACCATGGCGAGATGTCGGACTTGAACAGCCCGTGCTCGTCCAGGTTCTCGAGGGGCTTGGCCCCTCCTTTTATTATAGCGAATTTCCCGAATTCCCTAACAACGGCATGGGGCTTCTCCCCGGCACAGGGTCTGCCCCCATCCCTGATCCTCTTGACTTCGGCCCACCCGGGCCAAGCATCGATGAAATCGCCCAGGGCCATGACCAGCCAGGCCGAGAAATCATCCTCCATGTCCTTGGGCAGGAGCCCGGGCTGAGTCTCCAGCTGGATCTCGCCGGCGTCCTCGGCCACCCTGATATGGGCCTTGAAGATGCGGCCGCACCTGGCCCTGCCGAAGTTCCACCACTCGCACTTGAGGCACCGCTCGGGCGTGGTCATGGATTGTCCCCCTCTGTTATCAATAGCTCGCCTGCTGGACCGTGGTCACCTGAACTGGGGTCATGATCTCGTATCTGGAATCGTCGTAAACATGGTCCTCGGCATTGGTATCGACGTCATCCAGCTTCTTGGGGTCCCTGGGTAGGACCGGCACTGTCCTGATGAAATGGCGGCAGGTGTCGAACGTGAAGAGCCCCGGCTCCTCCATGGGAACCTTGGTGGCCGCCCTGAGCATCATCCTGAACCTCTCCAAACCCGTCTGCCTGGACCCGGGGCGCTTGTCGGCGGCGACCCAGCGGACCCCCACCCGGGCCATGTCCGCGGCTATGGTGCTGTCAGAATCGAAGATGGAGGCGTCGGCCGGGCCTGGCCTGATCTGGGTCCTGTAGGGCAAAAACTTCTCGATCTCCATAATCCCCCGGGCAATCTCCGGGGCCAGCATCTTGCAGCCCACGTCCGGGTCCTTGCCATTCCACCCGTACCATTCCGCCAGCCTGATCCGGGAGCCGGAGTAGAAGGTCCTGACCTTGTCCCCCGCCTGGACCTGGGAGCCGTCGGCGATCCCCCACCAGCCCACGGAGAAGGGCTTGCTGCTGCCCCAGTCGAAGGACCTGGACACCCTCCAGGTATGCGGGATCTTGAATGGAGGCAGGATGTGCACGGCCGGGTCCCAGACGTCGTCTATGGCCCCGCCGGCCACGATGTCCCAGATGCCCCACCTGAGGGCCTTGACCATGGACGCCGACCCTGCCCCGGACAGCCTGTCCTCGTAGGTGGGGTCGTTCCGGAGCTGGGTAGGGTTGTCCTCCAGCAAGGACAGGATATACTGCCGCCTCATGCCCCCGTCCTCGGGCGGCATCTGGGTTATCCTACCCATGGGGGCAATGTCCACGAAATCGGCCTTGACCCAGTTGTGGCCGATGCCCCCGGGGTTGGCGCTGGTCAGGATGCGGGGGAACAGGCCCCTGAATTGCCCGGAGAGCTCGAGGCCGCCGAGCCTGACCTGGGCACGCAGGAACTTGTAGACGTCCTTGCTCCACTGCTCCAGCTGGTCGATCATGAGGACGTGGATCTCGGCCCCCTGGTAGTTGTTCATGTCCGTATCGTGCTGGCAGTGGCAGAGGTGGATCTTGCTCCCGTTCCAGAACTGGAACGAGTTCTTGCCCGTGAACTTGACATCGCCCCACACCATCAAGGGGCGAAGCAGGGAGAACAGTGAGCTGGGGCCGTCCATGTGGTTCCGCCAAAGATCGGGGAAGATGCGACGGAAGAGGTAGACCTGAAGGCCGGGGATTGCGTAGCACCAGCTTATGGCGGCGGCCCTCATCAGGTGGCTCTTGCCCCCGCCCTTGGCCCCGCCGAACATGATCTCGGTGGCCTCGGACTGGAAGGCAAAGGCCTGCTTGGGATGGAGGCCGAGGTTGACATCGCCCTCGACGGGGGTGAAGGATTCCGCCGAATGGTATTGGAGGTCGGCGTTAATCAATCCCCCTCCCCATACCCATTGGCCTCCACAGGCAGTTGCCCCTGGGCCAGGACCTTAACATCCCCCTGCTCCAGGTACAGGTTGATCTGGGGCCTCTGGTCACCGCCCCTCTGCCTGTTGTCCTGCTCGTACAGGCCCAGGTGCTTGGACAGCCTCTCCAGGGCGGCGCCCTTGGGCCAGAGGGTGAACTTGGTACGGCGCCTGACCACCTGGAGGTCACTGTCCTCGCTCAGACTCTTGATCACATCCTCTTCTATCTGGAAGGATTGTATGGCGTAGGCTATCTCGTCAGGGATGTCGGCAGGGCACCCGGGTATGAGCCTGATATCGCTGAAGGCCAGGTGCATCTCCTCCTGGAGGATGTTCTCCACCAAGGTCTTTGCCCTAAGCTCAAGTAGCTGCCTGCATTCCTTGGAGACAGCATCTCCCACCTTTGCCTTCCTACCTTTAGTGCCTGGTGGCCTGCCCCCGTTCGGGTTCCTTGTGCCCGGAGGTCTCCCCCTTGGACGTTTGCCGTTTCCATTGCCTGGGGTGGGGTAGGCTACTCTCTTGATGCCATCGTCCAAAATTAATTAATTCCCCTAAAATTAAATTTTAAATCTATTATAAATAAAAAAATTAATTTTACCTAAGATAAAAATTAAATTAATTAATTCTCTTTATCTTTTTCCCAAAATATTATATAATCCAAAATAAGGGAGAAAGCTTATGAATGAATATTACGTCTACATTCTAAGGCGTCCAGACCGAACCGACCAATTCGATCAGGATAAGGGCGAACCATTCTGGGTGGGCAAGGGGCAGGGTGACAGAATAGATCGGCACCGCCAAGAGGCCGAAAAAACTTATAAAAGACCCGGAGTTAAATCTATCAAAGATAGGATAATCCATAAATTATGGGATGCCGGTCTTGACTATACAGAGGATTATTTCATTATCAATTGCTCGGAAGAGGATGCCTTTTTATATGAGGGACAGGTCATAGAAGCATATGGCCGAATTGATTTAGGGACTGGCTGCTTAGCCAATAGGACCAACGGCAGCGAGATAATAATCCCTGGTGACGAGCCGTTATCCATCCAAGAACTCCTCAAACCTCTTCCCCGTATAAACAAAGCATCTCAAGGAACCCCCCATCCACTAAAGGCTTTCTTTAGGAGTCACGGAATCGGCCAAGTACACCTCTGTAATTTGTTAAAAATATACGGGCTTCACCAATCATCCCTGTCAAAATGGCTATCCGGAGTAGCGCCTATGCCTCCAGAAATCGAAGAAAGGCTCCAAGCCGTTGCCGACGCCATCACTATCGAGGAATCAAAAAAAATTAAACACAGGGCAAAATAATTCTTGACTTTTCTAATAATTAATATATTATATAATCAAGATTAAGGATTAAGGCCCTTTGACAATCGAATAAAGGCTGGCCGGGTGCAACAGAGAGATTAGGGCTCCAGGCACCAAAGGTAAACGGGCAGCAGGCAGCCGGGACAAGCGCCGCCGGACAAAGACCAAAGGAGAGGAAAATGACACCCCAAGAATTCAACAAGATGGTAGGCAAAGAGGTCACTGACAAAGAGCACAACATCATCCAGACGGTCTATACCTTCCATCCCGCCATTAACGATGTAGACGGCAAAGGGCAAATCGCCAAGCTGTACCTGGAATTCGGCATGACCATCATCGAGGACATGCTGCCCAGGGCAGAAAAGATGATGCTCCTGGAGCGGGAGTTGTTCAAGGCCCAAACGGAGCTGGACCGGATCAAGAACGAGATAGTCAAAAATTCACAGTGCAAATATTCTTAATCAACTTTGACCCACACCAAGGCCGGGAGCCCAGGTTGCCGGTCTTGGATGTTGGCCAAAATTACCTTAATGAAGAAGCCACCAAATAAAGAACTTCTAACCCCCAACCCAAATTTTAGAGGAGACCAAGCCATGAGCGAGATCGACAACCGGAGCTTCATTCACGTCAGGATGAACCTGTTGATCCCCAAGGGGGAGCGGCGGCACTACTCCCTGACCCCCGTCAAGGGCGGCACAATGATCCACAACGGGGCAGACAGCACGGGCAAGCGCCCTCCCCACAGTCTGCGGAGCCTGTATGAGAAGCTGTCCCAGGACGGGGACACCATCGAGCGGTACACCCTGGCCTGGGATGCCGAGGCCAACGAGATCCGCCTGGGGTTCAGGCCCCTGGGTCAGGAAGTGTTGAGATGAGAACCATCATAACGGACAAGCCACCAGTCAAGCCAGGGCCGAGGGCCGGGAAATGACCCTCTGGAAGGGCAAGTTCAACTGGTTCGGGGAGGTCCTGGTCCTCCATACCCATGCCCCCACCCGGGCCAGGGCCTTCCTCAACTTCTGCACCCAGGTGGGAAAGAGAGTAGGATATTCGGCCTACAGAATCAAGAACCATTTCCGGGACTCGGTCCGTTACGAGCTGGCTGAGATTAAGGAGGATTGAGATGAAATACAATGAATTTCTGGTTGATATGGGGTTAGAAACCATATGCCATCACTGTAACGGGAATGAAAACGGGTGCGGAGAATGTAATGGCCATGGATGGGTTCCAACAGAATTAGGCAAGGCAATTATCCTACTAATCAAAAGGTGGATAAATATAAAATGAGATCCTTCCTCTACAGACTGGCCCGGCTCCTGGGGGATATCAATGCCGTCTCCCGGGGATCGGCGGCCATCGGCAGGCGCATCGGGCGCAGGATCGCCGGCAAGGTCACCGGCAGGTTCCTATGGAGGATATTCAGATGACCAACGCCGAGAGGGGCCGGGTGATCCAGGAGGCCCAGGCCAAGTTCTACGCCTGGGAGCCGGGGGGGATCGACAATCCGTTCCAGCAGTTCAAGTGCTGGCACATCGAGCCCTATCCCCGGATGTCGAATGACCGCTGCCGGGCCAGGGCCAAGAAACCGGAGCTCTACGAAGGGGCTGGCTGCTCCCTGGCCTGCCCCCGATGGAAGCACTACCGGAAATTGTTCAAGAAGGAAGCCAAGGACGATGGAATCATAAGGAGGGCATATCCTCCGGACAGGAGCCAACCCAATGTCTGACCACTTCCTGCAATACCAGAACCTGATCCGGCAGAAGGCCTGGGCCAGGGTCCGGAGCAACCCGGCCCTGGACTTCCAGGAACTCTGTTCCGAGGGGAACTTGGCCTACTGCGAGGCCCTCCAAACCCATGACCCGGCCAGGGGCCAGTTCTCCACGCACCTGACCTGGAGGCTGAAGCACCGCTTGGGTAGGGCCAATTCCAGGGCCATCGACCAAGACAACCATACCACGGCCCTGGATGAGGCCTTCCAGGTCCCGGACCCCTCCTGCTCTCTGGAGGCCGGGAGCTTCCGGGCCGGGGTTGAGGGGCTCGGGGCCGAGGCCCGGGAGGTGGTGGACCTGATCCTGGGCAGTGCCGGGGAACTGGCCGACTTCACCGCCTCAAGTGTAAAAGCCACCAGGGGCCACATCCGGGACTACCTCAAGTCCCTGAAGTGGCCGGGTAGGAAGATTGACGAGGTCATCGGCGAGATCAAGAATATGCTCAGGAATCTGTAGACTGGCTATAATATAGGTAAAGGAAAACCAATGATCATCACCATCTCCAATAATATCCACCTCCCCATGACTGGAATTCGGCCAGGGGTAGCGCACGAAATCAAGCGGCGGCTCACCTTCAAAAACCCAGCCTATGGCGAGGCCCTGGGCAGACTCAGGGCCATGGGCAGGGACGGCAGGCCCTACAACATCCCCGAGGAGATCAGGGGCTGGCGAGAATCCAATGGCCACCTGATCCTTCCTCGGGGATGTGCCGCCGACATCCAGAACTTGCTGACGGCCATGGATATCGAATACGAAATCCAGAACCGGACCAGGAAATTGCCCGAGGTTAATTTCTTATTCTTGAGCTATCTCAGGGCCGCCCAAGAACCAGCCGTAAGCGCTATCCTTTCCCGGAGATTCGGTACCATCTGCTCCCCCACGGGCTCCGGCAAGACGGTCATGGGCCTGTACTGCATCGCCCAGAGGCGGCAACCGGCCTTGGTAGTGGTCCATACCACCGCCCTGTTAAAACAATGGATAGATCGGGCGGTCCAGTTCCTGGGACTGGACCCGGGCAAAATCGGCATCATCGGCCAGGGATCCAGGACCGTGGGCAAGCGGCTGACCGTGGCCCTGGTCCAAACCCTGAGGAAATGTGCCGCCGACATTGCCCCCAGGATCGGGCACCTGATTGTGGATGAATGCCACCACCAGGCAGCATCCACCTATACCGAAGCAGTGGCCCCATTTGATGCCGCCTACGCCCTGGGCCTGAGCGCCACCCATAAGCGCAGGGATGGCCTGACCCTGCTCATCTACTGGTACGTGGGGCCTCTGGTGTATGAGGTGGCCCGGAGCACCCTGGTCAGGGACGGCGACATCATCCAGGTGGAGCCAGTGATCAGGGAGACGGAATTTTCGCCCAGCCCGGAGATCGACCCCACCTGGCAGAGGGCAGCGTTGATGAAGGAGCTATGTGAGGATGATAATAGAACAGCTAGAATAGCCAACGACGTTATCATGGAAGTTGTCTCTGGAGGCTCCTGCATAGTTCTCAGTGACAGAAAATCTCACTGTTATAGAATAGCCGAAATGATAAGCTGGTTTCCGTCTAACAATATTCAGGCTGAAGTCTGTACAGGGGATACTCCTAAACCGGAGCAGGAGGCCATGATCCAGGCCATGAATGACGGCAGGCTCCAGGTCCTGGTAGCCACGGGCCAGCTCCTGGGCGAGGGCTTCGACTGCAAGGGGCTGACGGCCCTGTTCCTGGCTACGCCCATCAAGTGGGAAGGCAGGTTAGTCCAGTTTTTGGGAAGAGTGGCAAGAAGTGCAGAGGGAAAGACAACGGCCAAGGTTTACGACTACGTGGATTCAAAAGTCCCCGTATTAATGAAGGCATACCGCTCCAGGGCCAGGACCTACAAGAAACTGGCCAAACTGGCCCAGGGGCCGACGCCAAAGGAGAAATGAAATGAAGAACTCATGGTCGGATATCCGCAAGGCCCGCCGTGGTCCAGAACATTGGACTGCTGCCTGGTATATCTGGCTTGGATGGATCACAATCGGAGCCATAATTGGATATGGCTTGGGAAGGGCTTTCTGATGGTCTTCTATCGGTATGACCAGATCGAATTTGAAGACGGTCCACGATTAAGCGAAACGACTTTCGGGCTTATTAAGGAAACCCCCTATGGCTGGTGGATCGGACATAGCCCAGACGAATGTGTCCCTGTGGGGCCAGGCAAGTGGTGGGTTAGTAAGACAGCCCGTAAACGGTTCGCATACCCCACCAAAAAAGAGGCCTTGGAAAACTTCATGGCCCGTAAGCGCAGACAAATCGCAATCCTCAACTACAAACTAGAACGTGCCGCCGAGGCCTGGGATTTGGCCGAAGCAAAACTAAAGGAGCTATCCTGATGGCCACCAAGGAGCAGGTCCACCTGGCCCTGGCCATCGTCGAGGGCCGGCAGGAGCCGAAGCCTGGACAGGGAGCGATCATGACCATAGTCTGCGGCTGTGATGTATGCAATAGCCCCAGGGCCATAGTCGACGGCAAGACCAAATCCGGCCTCTGGGCCAACATGTGCACAGCCTGCTTCTCGGAATACGGCGTGGGCATCGGCACGGGCCTGGGACAGGTACTGATCTGGAAACCGGATGTTTAATGCTCCCACCTACTTCCGGGACCACAGGATCGGCTTCACGGACCACGGAGCCAAGTCCTCCGTCGGCTGGATCAACCTCCATTGCCCGTTCTGCCGGTCCCACAAAGAGCATCTCGGATTCAATCTTGAGGAGGGGCATTTCCATTGCTGGAAGTGCGGGTTCCACCCGGTCGAGGACGTGGTCATGGCCCTGGAAAGGTGCGAGTACCACGAGGCCTGCCGGATCGTTCAGGAGTACGAGGCCGACTTCGAGTACCGACCCCCTCCAGGTACCCATACCCAGGCCCAGGGCACGCAGGGCCCCCTGGAATGGCCCCCGGGCACCGTCCCCCTCCAGGAAGTCCACAAGAACTACCTGGCCTCCCGGGGCTTCGACCCGGACTACCTGGAAGCCAAGTACGGGCTCATGGGCACGGTCAATGCCGGACCCTATGCCGCCCGGGTCATGGTCCCCATCATCTGGCAGGGGCAGATGGTCTCCTACCAGGGGCGGCTCATGGTCAGGGGCGAGCCCAAGTACAAGGCGTGCGTAAAGGACAAGGAACTGATCCACCACAAGCACGTCCTCTACAACCTGGACAATGCCGGGAACTCGGGGGTGGTGGTGGAGGGCGTGTTCGATGCCTGGCGCCTGGGGGATGGGGCCGTGGCCACGTTCGGGACAAGTATGGACCGGTCCTCCCCACAGATCCTGCACCTGGCCGGGAAGTTCAGGAGGGTCTTCGTCATGTTCGACGCCGAGGCCCCGGCCCAGAGGCGGGCCAGGTGGCTCCGGGACCAACTTTCGGCCCTGGGGGTCGAGGCCGTGAACGTAGCCCTGGACAAGGGCGACCCCGGGGACATGGGGAAGGAGGAGGCCCAGGAAATGAAAAGGAGATTATTAAATGCTTGACCAGTTGCTGATGGACATGCTCCAGAACAAGGAAAAGGTCCTGGCCCAGATACTGGCTGATGCCGATCAGACCCAAACCATAATCCAGGGCCTGGGAAAGGTGGTAGATCGCATTGAGGACTCGAGTGAGGCCGATTTGCGTAAACAATTCCAGACCCTGCTCAAGATCACTGCCCGCCAAAACCAAACGCTGCGGCGCCTCCTGGTAGTGGCCTTCGTCTATATCCAAAGTAATGACTTTGATGGAAGTCTAGGCCAAGCACTCAGTAAGATGGGACGAGGGAAAGAAGCTCTACAAGCCATGTTTAAAAATAAAATGGGAGGAAAATGATTATGAAGCAACTTATCGGAATCGCATTGCTGCTGTTCTGGCTCCCAAGCTGCGTGCCGGTGGCCATCATGTACGGGGCTCATAAGCTGAGCGAGGCCAAGACCGAATCGGCCCAGAAGGCCCAGCGCTCAGCCGACCTACGGACCTACTCGGAATACCGACTCGGAATGGAGAAGGTGAATCTTGATCGGGAGAAGGCCAAGCTAAAAGTTACCCCAATCATGTCCCAGGAAGAATGGATTTCTGCCCAGACCGCAGGCCGGCCGGCTATCGCCCCTGCCAAATGAGGCCCAAAAAGTCCAGGCCCCACACCCCGCAGGGGGCCAGGACCGGGGAACGCCGGCCAACTTACGACAGCTTTGGCCGGATCATAGACCCGGGCTGCCCCCTGTGGGAGATCTGCCTTGAGGACGCAGCCCGGGATAACCGGCCCTGCGTCCCATGCCGGGTGTGTGATAAGAAAATATAATAGTAAAAAATTTATTCATTAGAAAAATTAATAAAAAATATATTAGGTAATTCTTAGGTTTTGGCCTATAATAAAATTACCTTTTTCGGCTAAAGTAATTTCAGTTTTTCCCATCAGCCTGGGGTCCCTGATCAGGCCCCAGGCTCCTACCCCCGAAAGAGGCAAGAAGTCGGAAAAGGAAACAGAATGTCAAATGTAAGATCATTTCCTATAAAATATTTTCCCATCACTAAAGAAGCAAAAGAACTTGCAGAAGAATACTATGGCGATAGTTATCTCGAGCCCTTATCTGCTATAATCCTTTCCTTTATTCAGCTATACAACCTTCCCTGGACAATAACCCAGCTAATCTCCTTAACATTAAAAAACAAAAAACTAATAGTTCTTTATATAGAAGATGAAGAGCCAGCGGTTTTGAACTGGTATAGTTTTTCTACCGACCTAAAAGAAATGGCGGCAAGCCATGCGCTTAGCAGTTTTTTGCTCGAAGAAGATTTTCCCCATTTTGACAGGGAGTTATTTATAAGATATTACAAATATTTGATGGAGATCGAAGAAACAGACTGGTGGGATCTTATGGAATATGTGCAATTTGCATATCAAGTAAACTTCATGGAATCTGGTATCTTCGAATTAATAAAATCAATGGCCGAGGACGGCCTCCTAACCGACATTCTGGGGGTAGATCAATGGCTCAAAAAAACATCGATCAAACTGCGACAACAATGGAAGAAACCTCCACTGAAAACACCAAGACCACCAATTATCCAACATGGTGGCCAAGAAACCTAAAAAACTATCTGGAAAAAGTCAAGCCTCCTCCCTGGGACGACAATACCTTTATCTCCCTCCCCAACGAGATATTGGAAATCAATTTAGGGTTACCAGAAAAGATCACCATCGGTGATACCTGGGTATTGATGTTCCTTGCAAGAAAGGCAGCCCAAGACCCAGAATGCAATTGCCGACTATCCATCAAGGAAATAAGCGCTGCCATGGGGCCGTCGACCGGCAATGATAATAAACCCCAAGCTCGGGTAATCAGAAGATTAAGGAAATTTGAGCGATGTAAACTAATAGGGATAGAGCGGGTTCATGGGCAGGGGAGAAAAAATATCATCCAAGTATCCTCTGATCTTATAGAAATAGCTCTCCGGGCTGACAGAAGAGAAACCAAATCCATTCTAATAGGCCCGGAGATTTTTCTCTTAAATCTCCCCCTCTCAACCAAAACCGCCCTGGGAATCAAAAAGGCCTTGCCAAGAGTGAAGGCCACCACCCTAGCAAAGAAACTGAGGATCACATTCCAACAGGCCCAAAACCATCTCAATTTCATCGGACAAACAGACTTCTCTATCCATTCTAAAAACCCCCCCAAAACTTTAATGAAACCCCCCCAAAACTTTAATGAAACCCCCCCAAAACTTGAAAAAGGTATAGATCAGGGTATAGACCTTGGGTTTAGCTTCAATATCCTAGGGGATATTGAAGGGGGCTTCGCCCCCCAAGCAATCGAAAACCTTCCCCATATGAAGGAGAGTAATTACATGCAAACTGTCCAGGCTGACCATAGGTACCCAACACCAAAAGTAAGACCAAAAGACCTTTATAATAAAGCCTATCCGAAACCCCCCCCCACAGTGAGAATGACACGGGAGATCAAAGACGAATTGGAGCATGAAATTTTCCAGCACGATTTCATCACCCGGAACAAAAAACCGGATGCCCTGAGAAAATCAGCAAAAGTGGTTCAGGCCCTGAGCAGTCCCGGGGGGCTGTCGAATATCCTGGACAAAACAGAAATCGACCATATTGTACATACCATGTCTGGGAACAAGATCAAGCCCCTGTCCCCAGACCAAATCATGGGAATCATCCAAAAGCAGTTTACAGACACAGAAAGGGTAAGGCTATATGAACTGCTTTCCCTGAATAATTCCCCGGCCTATGGGGGAAGAGGAAGGCAATCTCTATCAAAAATGGCCTATGACAACAGGGCTAATCCGGGGTGGAGCGATATTGTCTGGGTATGGCTCAGGCCGCCCCAGTTCCAGGGCAAACCCACCATCAAGTGTCCCCCTGATCTCGAGAGGCCCCTGGCCATCGTCCAGGAGTTCATGCCCCAGGCCAACCGGAACGTCGCCATCAACCTCCTGAAGGAGGCCAAGGTCCACTACGACAAGGACATCCTGCCCCTGGAGGAGAGACTCCGGGCCTCGACCGGATTCATTGCCTTCCTGAGGAATTTTTTAAAGTGGGGCTATAATAAGGCAACGGAAAGATGGCCCCTGAACCCGGCCTGGCTCAAGACCAATAACGGGTTCTTCCTGGAGTGGGAGGCCGAATACAGGGAGGAGCTCCAGAAGGACGCCGACATCAGGGCGGCCGGTGCCAGGAAGCGGGCCGACGGGGAAAGGCAGGACCTGATGAAGAGGATCATCGATGACCTGGACAACTACGACGAGGAGCACTGCCGGGAGAGGTACCCGGCCAAGATGGTGGACGAGGCGGTGAGATACATGGAAAGCATGGTGTGATGATGATTACCTGCCATATCAAAGTACGGACCCTGGAGCAGGCATGGCTCCAAGTCATAGCCGAGATCATGGACCGGGGCCGGGAGTACCGTAAGGACGGCGGGTCCCGAGCAGGGATGCTGCGCAAGGCCCTGGATCTGATGGTCGTAGAAATCAGCCATCCGGAGGAGCGGCCCCTGGTGCCCCTGGCAAGGCCCGGTCTCATCGGGACCATTACCGAGGACGACGCCGAAGGCTATCTCCGGGAATACCTGTACAACACCGAGGATCCGGCCGAGCACGAGTCATACACCTACGCCCAATACCTGACCCCTGCCATCCACGCCACGGCCAGGCACTACGCCCAGGCCGGATTCTACGTCCAGCAGGCGATCATGCCCGTGGGTATGCCGGACGACGTCGTGCGCTACGTCGAGCCCCATGACCGGGATACGATCTCCATCCCCTGCCTGAGGATGATCGACACCAGGATAATCAAGGCACCTTGTGAAAAGTGTTTCGGTGGCGGCACTGTTCCTGTTGGCAGACCTATCGAAATTAAGGATTGTGAGATATGTCAAGGAACAGGTCAAGGAGAAGATTATCTTTATTACTACGTCTATTTCCGGGCATGGAACCACTTCGGGGCCTTCCCCCTGAACATGGCCGGCATCCAACTTCTTAAGGAGATCCACTGCGCCGTCATTGGACACGAATCCGGGAAGCAGGTATTCCCCGGCCCCACCGTGGCCATGAGCAAGGACAGCCACATCAATGACATCGAGTGGGACGCCGCCAACGCCTGGCTGGGAAGATGATCTACCATCATTCCTCGACATCGATGCCGGAGCTGGCCGATGGCTCGGTCCATTGCATCATAACCTCCCCGCCCTATCCCATGATCGAGAAATGGGATGGCTTGTTTGCCGGATTCAACTGCAAGGATTGGTCTGACCAGGTAGGCATGATCTGGCGGGTGTTCAGGGAGGGGATTAGGGCGCTGGCCCCGGGCGGGATCATCTGCCTGAACATTGGAGATGCCACAAGGTCGCTGAACGGTAACTTCACCTGCTATCCGAATTATGCCTACCTGGCCACCCTGCTGGCCCTGCAAAGGGATATCTGGCCCCTGATCCCCATCCTTTGGAAGAAGATCAGCAACCGACCCAATGCCTTCCTCGGCTCGGGATTCCTGCCGGTCAATGCCTATGTCTCCCAGGACCACGAGTATATCGGCATCTTCCGCAAGGGGAAGCTGCGGCAATTCCATGGAGAAGAGAAGGAAAGAAGGGAACGATCCTCGTTCACCAAGGACGAGCGGGATCTGTGGTTCAGGCAGGTTTGGGAGATCAAGGGTAAGCCCGGGGCTGGAAAAGATTCCGGCTGGCCCGAGGAGGTCCCCTACCGCCTGATGCGGATGTTCTCCATAATCGGGGACACCATCCTTGATCCGTTCTGCGGCAAGGGCGAAGGGGGGCTGTATGCAGGCTGGGGGCGCAGGTTTGTGGGCTATGAGATAAATCCATAATGTCCATCCCCGCCTTCACCCTTCAGCAGAGCTCGGCCTTCGTGGAGCGGACCATAGCCACGGCCATGATCGTCAGTGACCGGGCGCTCAGGGCCATCGGCCTCCAGCTCAAGCCCAGGTACTTCACTGCCGCCTTCGCAGCCCGGGTCTCTGAGTGGTGCCTGGGTTACCAGGACAAGTACGGCAAGGCCCCGGGAGCGGACATCCAGGTGCTGTTCGAAAGCCACAGGCGCAACGGCATGCCCCAGGACGAGGCCCAGATCATCGGCCAGTTCCTGTCGTCCATCAGCCATGAGTTCGAGAAGACAGAAAAATTTAATGAACAGCTTGCCATTGACGAGGCCCTGAAATACTTCCATGAGCGGGCCTTGACCCTGCTCAGGGACGACCTGGACTATCACCTGTCCGGGGGCAACGTCGTCCAGGCCCACGCCGCCGTGTCCCAGTTTGTGGCCCCGGCCGAGAGGATCGCCTTGGGGTTCGAGCCCCTCGATGACATGGAGGGGATGAGGGCCGCCTTCGAGGATAAGTCCCAACTATTCGACCTGCCCGGGGACCTGGGCAAGATGATCAGCAGTCTGGAGAGGGACAACAGCGTGGCCGTGGTGGGCAAATTCAAGGCCACCAAGAGTTTCACATCACAGTACCTGGGCTTCCATGCCCTGTACTCGGGCCTGGATGTGGCCTGGTTCGACTTTGAGATGGGGGGCAGGAGGATCAGGCGCCGGATAGCCCAGGCGATTTGCGCCATGCCCCTGAGACCCCCGGACGGGGACCGGCTCCTGATCCCGGTCTGGGACTGCAAGAAGAACCAGTCCGGGGAATGCTCCCGGCCGGGGAGGACCGGCTCCGTGTCCCTATTGAAGGATAACCAGAGACCCAAGTGGACGGAGGCAGCCCCGGGCTACCGGCCCTGCGACGTCTGTTTGGAACGGGAGCTGGACACCTGGTTCATGGAGCTGGGCTTCTCCGTCCTGGACTGGCGCGGGGCCTGGCAAAAGGCCCAGCAGGTGGCTGGGTCGGTGATGGGGGCCAAACTCAAGGTCCAGAGCTGGCCCAAGTTCAGCGCCGGGCTCCAGGACGTGAGAGCCACCTTGGACGTATGGCGGCATTTGGAGGGTTTCAATCCGGACATCATCATCGTGGACCAGCCCAGTGGCATGAGATTGGAGGGCCGGGGCCGGGATGACCGCAGGAAGATCGACGACCTTTGGAAGGGGCTCTGCGCCCTGCCCCAGGAACTCCACTGCCTGGGCATCTACCCCTCCCAGGCCGGGGGCAAGGACGCCCAGGAACGGAAGAGGCTCCGGGACAGCGACGTGGCCGAGCACGTGGGGATACTCGGGCATGTGGACTGCACCATCAAGATAGACCAGGACGACGTGGACAAGGCCGCGGGCCGGGCCTGGTTCAGCGTGGGGGTAGAGAGGGACAGCGCTTCGCCCGAGCAGTATTGCTGCGTGCTCCAGTGCCTGGACTTGGGCCAGCCCGTGCTTGACAGTCGTTTTCGGTAAAATTGCTATAATATAGGCAAGGAGAGACCAATGCCACTGACCATCGTCAAGAGATTCGAATTCGGAGCCGCCCACCGGCTCCCCAACTACAAAGGCCCTTGTCAGAACCTCCACGGCCATAATTGGACCTTGGAGGTGGGGGTTACTGGTCCTGTGGATCGGATTACCGGAATGATCGCCGACTTCAAGCAACTCAAGGATCTGGTCAACGACCATATCATTTCCCTTGTGGACCACCAATGCCTTAACGAGGCAGGTATCCCGGGGGTATCCCCCAATCCCACGGCCGAGAACATGGTCCAGTGGATGGTCCAGGTCCTGACCCATTACCTGAAGAAGACCGGATGCGAATTGGCCCTGATCCGACTCTGGGAAACCAGTACCAGCTATGCGGAGTGGAGACCATGAGAATCCATTCCCATTTTTTAAGCATCGACGGCGAGGTCAACTTCATGGGCCAAGGGATTCCCAGCATCTTCCTCCGGCTCCAGGGTTGTAATATAAGACCATTTTGCTCCTATTGCGACGTACCCGAGGCCCAGGACCCGAAGGGCGGTCAGGAGATGTCTGTTCAGGAGGTCTTCGACATTATCCGCGGTTATGAATGCCCCAAGATTACTATAACCGGTGGTGAGCCCCTGCTCCAGGACAAAGAAATCCACAAGCTCCTGAACAGACTCTTTCCATACAAATATAAGATCAGTATCGAAACCAACGGCACCATATCCACGGCCCGGTTCCGGGAATGTAGGAAACCAGACCCGGACGTGGCCCTGGTGGTGGATTACAAATTTTCTGGTCATAATCCCGAAGCATTCAAGTATCTCCGGGAATGGGACTGGGTCAAGGTGGTGGTCGCGGGCAGGGATGATTTTGAAGCAGCCAGGGATGTCCTTAAATGGTCCCGGGCCTGCGGCTCCAAGGCTCGCTTTGCCCTGAGCCCGGTCCACGGGGTGCTCCCGGGCAAGGTCCTGGCCGAGTGGATCCTCGATGCCAAGATGTGGGATGTGACCTTGAACTGCCAGATTCACAAATTTTTATCCTTGCCGTAAGAAAAATCCAAAAAATTGACCAGAACTCGCTATAATATAAATGACAGATAAAAATGAATTTCCAATAACCAAACCAAAGGAGCAGAGCATGGACACCGGCAGTTTCACCACCAACAAGGACGGCGGCGACGGCTACAAGGCCTGCCGCAAGGCCCTCCAGGAGGCATTCAAGGACATCAACGAGGTATTGCAGCCCAAGCCCAAGCTGAACATCATGATGGGCACGGACAAGATGGCCGAGGTCGTCGTTGCCCAGATCGCCGCCTGCATCGGCCAGGATGCCGTAGGCAACCCCACCTGGACCAATCCCGCGGCCGTGAACCTGAGCCCGGACACCATCAAGCTGTACGAATGGTGCGTGGGTCAGCGGACTCAGGAATCAATCCAAGACCCGAATTCAGTGGCTCAGACCGTAGGTAAAGAGCAAATGGCCTTTACCAATGCAGAAGGAGAGGAGATAGTTGTCACTACGGCCCAGGACGCCGCCCAGGCCGCCGAGGACATCTACCTGGCCGACGGCGAGGAGTGCCCGGGCTGGGTCAAGAAAGCCGGACCCACCAACCCCAAATACGAGGCCATCTGCTTGGTCTGTTCCCGGCTGGCGGCTTGCGCCGATCGGGCTGGGGCGGCCAAGCCCAAGGCCGGGGCCAAGAAGACCGCCGGGGAGAAGGCAGTGGAGAAGGTCCAAAAAGACGCCGACAAGGCTGCGGCCAAGGAGGCCAAGAAAGCGGAGCGGGCAGCGGCCAAGGCCGCGGGTAAACTTGCGACTCGGGTCCGGACCGATGGCCCCTCTAATAAACAAAAGGTTTTCGTCTCCTGGAAAGCCAATCAGACCAAAACGGCCGACATTCTCGGTTCCGAAGTGGATGGTGCCATTAAGACCCAGACCATTAAATCCTGGATCGGTTCTTGGAAACATGGCAAAAATCTGCCAGCTGGGTCTACGGTCTAATCTCATGATCTCCACCAATTCCCCTGGGGGAGATTATCCCCCAGGGGCCATTGCTTTTATCGGTTGTAGTAAATCCAAGAGGAATCACTCTTGTTCTGCTAAAGATATGTATTTGGGAGAGTTATTTAAAAAAGCTTTCAAATATTGTCTCGTCAATAATTTTACTATTTATGTTCTCTCTGCCAAATATGGATTATTATCGCCAAATCAGATTATTGATCCTTATGACCAAACTTTAAATACTATGTCACAAGCCGAAAGGAGAATTTGGTACGATCTAGTAAGAACTCAACTCTACCATTTGCAAGTTCCCGACTTTCTTTTTTATTTCTTTTGTGGAGAGAAATACCATCTACCCTTTCAGGGAAATAAACCCCTACAAGGATTATCCATTGGTCGGCAACTTCAATGGTTTAATCAAAGAACCACTATAATAAAATCAAAAGGATTCGATTTATGAGTTCAAAATGTATTGTCCTTCTCTCTGGTGGTATGGACTCGGCCACTCTTTTAGGACTTGCCGTTCAACAATACAAACAAGTCATGGCCCTGTCCGTGGATTACGCCCAGCGCCACAAGGTGGAATTGCAATCGGCCAAGGCCGTGGCCGAGCATTTCGGTATCGAACACGAAATTCTGGACATTACCAATATCAATCACCTGCTGGCCGGGTCATCCCTGACTTCGGATATGGCCGTACCCCATGGTCATTACGAAGACGAATCCATGAAGCAGACTGTGGTTCCAGCCCGCAATACCATCTTACTGAGCCTTGCCGCTGGCTGGGCCATCAGTCGAGAATTCGATACCGTGGCCTACGCCGCCCATGCCGGAGATCACGCCATTTACCCAGATTGCAGAGCCGAGTTCGTTCTGGCCATGCAAAAGGTCTTTGATGTTTTCGATTACAATCCCCTTGATCTCTGGGTTCCGTTTTTGGGCCTGGACAAGGCGGGGATCCTCAAAATAGGCATGCCTCTGGGAGTGCCTTACGAAAAGACATGGACCTGTTATGATCCACAGAGGGAATTTAAACGAGACCTTTATAAAGCTTGCGGCAAATGTGGGTCTTGCCAAGAACGTCTTGAGGCCTTTGTCCAGCTCGGTATCAAAGACCCGATTCAATATGTGGAGAAATAATGATTTATTACAGGATTCAAGAATTTAAAACCGATTGTCAAAAGCTGGCCGACAAAATCAAAGCCAGTGGAAAAGAATTCAAAGCCATTCGTGGCATTCCCCAAGGCGGTACAGCCGTGGCCCTGGAGCTTGGTTATCTTCTGAGGCTGCCGGTAATTGAAGAAAATGAACTTGTCATATGGAAGGCAGAATCGGTTCTGATTGTCGATGACTTGGTCGACTCCGGAGCCACCCTGCTTCGATACAAAGGCCATGATTCGGCCACCATCCACGTCAAAACTCATACCCCAAAAGAAAACTATCCCACCTTTTGGTGTTCCAAGGTCTCTGACTGGATTACTTACTGGTGGGAGGCATCAGAAGAAAAATCTATCCGGGATAATGTCATTCGTATCCTGCAATTCATTGGCGAGGACCCGACCCGGGAAGGTTTACTTAAAACTCCGGACCGAGTAGTCAAGTCCTGGGGGGAGATCTTCGGGGGCTATAAACAAGACCCTGCCTCGGTTTTTACTACTTTTGAACCTGATGGCTATACCCAGTTAGTCTTGCTCAAGGGAATTGAATTTTACAGTACATGTGAACATCACATGCTTTCGTTCTCCGGCAAGGCCCATATCGGTTATATTGCCCAAGATCGGATCATAGGCATTTCCAAGCTAGCTCGTCTCCTGGATGTCTATGCCCGTCGCCTCCAAGTACAAGAACGCATTGGTCAGCAAGTGACCCAGGCCATTATGAAATACCTTCAACCGGCTGGGGCTGCCTGTATCATCGAGGCTGAACACCTCTGTATGCGTTGCCGGGGAGTAGAGAAACAGAACTCGATCATGGTTACCAGTTCTTTGACTGGTCGTTTTTTGGAAGATTCTGATGCTGGAAGGGCGGCCAGGGCGGAGTTTATGGGGCTAATAAAATGAACAAAATCAATCTCTTTCTGGACTCCGGCGCCTTCTCCGCTTTCACCAAAAATATAACCATTGATATCCAGGAGTACATCGCCTTCATCAAAGAAAACCAAGATGTAATCGAAGTCTACGCCAATCTGGACGTTATTGGCGATCCTGCCGGGACCCTGGAAAACCAGAACATTATGGAAGCTGCCGCACTTAATCCCTTGCCTTGTTTCCATTATGGCGAGGATATTCAATATCTGAAATATTATCTTTCCAAATATGACTACTTGGCTCTGGGTGGCATGGTCCCCATCTCCACCGCCGATCTGATCCCCTGGCTCGATACTCTTTTCTCGGAACATATCTGTGGTGCGGATGGTTTACCCAAAGTCAAAATCCATGGCTTTGGTCTAACTTCTCTAAAGCTCATGCTCCGCTATCCCTGGTACAGTGTTGATTCCACTTCTTGGGTCATGACCGGGCGCATGGGCTCGGTCCTGGTCCCCAAACGAGGTGATTATCTGACCGATCCCTGGAAGGTGGCCGTGTCTGACCGCTCCCCATCCAAGGGCGAGGCCGGGAAACATTTCAAGACTTTCTCGCCCATGGAACAGGAAATCATTATCCAATACCTGGATTCCAAGGGCTATAAGATAGGCTCATCCGAATTCCGGTTCGAGAACAAGAACTACAAGCCCATAGCCGGGGAACGTTGGCACGGCCCGGCCCGGGGCGATGGTTCCCGGGAAGTGGAATTGGTCACTGAACCGGGCTTGAGCAATGACTATATGCAAAGGGATGAGTTGAATATTATCTATTTTCTTGATCTTGAGGCTGCGCTGCCGGCTTGGCCTTGGGCCTTCAAACTCAAGACCAATCATGCGGTCAAGGGCGGGTTTGATCTGTGAGAATTTATCTGGCCAGTAATAATCCCGGACCGAGAGAGAGAGAGTTAGAAAAATATAATCGACTCTATGTTCCTAACCGACTCATTTCCTATTGGCAAATAGTCAACAAAGAAATGGATTGTGAAAATCTTTTTGAATGGTGTAAAGGGGCAAATCTTGCAAGTATTTCTCGCCACTTGGACTGAACTGAGCCAGAAAATTTCCCTGGATAAACTCAGGCAAAAAACCGCTTATTGTCCTATTTCTTCATAAAAAACGAATCACAGGAGTGGTTAAAAAACTATGCTAATTCAACGTCAAACACTGGTCAATGCCCTGGGCCTTCTCAAACCCGGCTTGAGTAACAAAGATATCATCGAGCAGGGCCTATGCTTTAACTTCAACAAGGACACCATCACCACCTTCAATGACCTCATCTCCGTCTCCATTCCCCTGGAGACCGGGATTGAGGGCGCGGTCAGGGCTGAGGAACTGCACAAGCTCTTGGACCGGATCACCGCCGATGAAATTGAACTGACTCAAACCGAATCCGAGCTCCGGATCAAGGCCGGAAAAATCAAGGCCGGACTCTCACTCAAAGCTGAACTGCTCCCGCCTCTGGCTGTGGAAAATGAATGGCAAGAATTGCCCAAACAATTCAAGGAGGCCATTGGCTTTTGCCAATTCTCCACCTCCAAGGACATGACCAGGCCCCACCTGACCTGCATCCATTTCGAAGGAGTCAAGGTTTCCAGCTCTGATCGCTGGCGCATCACCCAGTTCGCCATGACCGAGGCCATTCCGGTGAATTTCCTGCTCCCGGCCTCGGCCGCCAACATTCTCCTGAAATACAACATTACTCACATGGCCTTGGACAATGCCTGGGTTCATTTTGCAGACGCAGAATCGGGCCTGGTATTCAGCACTCGGCTTATCCTGGCCGATTTGATGCAGCCGGATCAGTACTTCGATGTCCAGGGTCAGGTGGTTAGGCTGCCAGATTTGGACAAAACCCTGGAGCGGGCTAAAATAATGGTAGAGGGGGACTCTGATCTGGACCTGACCATCAAATTGATCCTGGAGCCGGGCAAGTTGATTTGCCGGGGCCAGAAAGAAATCGGTTGGGTGGAGGAGGTCGTGGACCTGGATTACAATGGTTCTCCCATTACCATGATGGTCAATCCCCTATTCTTGGCCGATATCCTGTCCAGGACCAAGGAAATGATCGTGTCGGAGAACATGTGCCTGTTCTGGGGTGAGAATTTCCGACACGTGATGATGTTGGTAAAGGAGTAGTCGTGAAGATTTATTTGGCCGGAATGCCTGGGGGGGGATTAAAAGGAAGAAAAAATATGACCAAAATTCCTTTTCTAAAAATCCTGATAAGCTATTTTCAATTTATAGATGGACTATGGGATCACAAACAAGATACTTTGTTTCTACTTGAAAAATCAAAATGAAAATATATCTTGCTGGTCACGGGGGGGGCTTGGAAAAGGAAGAAATCAAATTGATAGCAGTTGGAATCAAGAATCGGCTCCTTTCCTTCTTTTCTATCTCATGCCCGGAATTTTATTCCGAAAAAGGAATATTCAAATTATATGAAAATCTACTTGGCCCACAACGCCCCTTGGAGAGCAAGAGAAATGTTTTTAATTGAGCGGGGGGGGATTAAATCAAGATTAATTTCTTATTTTTATGCAATTCGAGAAGGAGCAGCATCATTTCAATATCTCAAGGAAATCAATGAAAATCTACTTGGCCGGGACTCCGGGAATAATTAGCAGGGAGGGGGGGTGGATAAAGTTATATGTTCATCGTCTGCTCTCGTTCTGGGATATTCAACAAGATCAATTTCAGGTACCTCAAGCCTTTAATTTGATCAAGGAAAGAAATGAATTTCGTACACCTCCACCTGCATGATCAGTTCTCCCTTCTGGATGGGCTCGGGACCGCTGACCAATATGCCGCCAGGGCCAAGGAATTGGATCAGGGCATCCTGACCCTCACGAATCACGGCAACATCGACGGCCTGATCAAGTTCCAACGCGCCTGCACCAAGGCCGGGATTAAGCCCGTCCTTGGCTGCGAGCTATACATGGTCCCTGACCTCAGGAAGAAGGAAGCCAAGGAAAAGCGGCACCACATGACTGTCCTGATCCGGGACGAGGCCGGGTTCCGGAACCTGCTCCAGATGCTGTCCATCGCCAACCTGGAGGGGCACCATTACCGGCCCCGGGTGGACCCGGCCACGGTCCTGGGGCACCGGGAGGGGCTCGTTTTCATGTCCGCTTGCGTCAATTCCTTCGTCCTCATGGACGGGGGGCTGGACCTGCTCCTGGAGCTAAGAAGGACCAACCCCGTGGCCCTGGAAATCATGCCCCACGACATCCAGGCCCAGAAGGATATCAACTTGGTCAAGCTGGACATCGCCTGCCGATACCAGATCCCCCTCGTGGCCACCAACGATTGCCACTACCCCTTGGCCCACCAATGGCGGACCCAGGAGATGCTCCTGGCCATCCAGAGGAAGGCCAAGTGGTCCGACCCCGACCGCTGGAGGTTCGGGTTCGACGGCCTCCACCTGAGGTCAGCGGAGGAGATGGTCCAGGCATTTGCAAGGCAAAGGGTCCTGGACCCTCCAACCGTGATCCAGGCCATGGAGAATACAGTGGCCATAGCATCCCTCTGTGATTTCAGGATAGAAAGACGGCCTGTGGAGCTGCCCAAGGCCCACGGCTATGAGGACCGGGATGAGACGGAGCTGCTCTGGGAGATAATTGAGCATGGCTGGAGCCAAAGATTGGAGATTAACACCCCTCCGGGAGCAGACCTGAACATCTACAGGGTCAGGCTCGAAGAGGAAATGACCCAGATCATCCAGATGGGATTTCAGCGATATTTCCTTATCGTCTGGGAGCTGGTCAACTGGTGCCATGAAAACGGCATAATGACGGGTCCAGGCCGTGGGTCGGTCGGGGGTAGTTTGGTGGCCTATCTCATGTACCTGACCGACGTGGACCCGATTAGGTACGGTCTTATCTTCGCCAGGTTCATATCTCCCGAAAGGAGCGACTTCCCGGACATCGACATGGACTTTCCCCAGGACCGGAGGGAGGAGGTCAGGAGGCACCTGGACGACTGCTATGGCAGGTACAATGTGGCCAGCATCACCACCTTCCTGACCATGAAGGGGTCCATGGCCCTCCGGGACGTGGCCAGGGTCTTCGACCTGCCGGGCGGGCAGGGCTCCGAAACGGACAAGGCCGCCAAGTCCATCATCGACAAGCCGGACGGGGACCCACGGGCTGGACATACCATCGAGGATTCCCTGACCCAGTCCCCGGAGCTCCAGCAATTCAGGATCAGATACCCGGAGGCGGTGGCCCTGGCCATGGAACTGGAGGGCCAGGCTCGGGGCTATGGCAAACATGCGGCCGCCGCCTGCATCTCCGCAGAGGACCTCCGGGATGGGGCCAGGTGCAACCTGGCTTTCCGGGAAGGGACCCTGGTCGCCAACTGGGACAAGGGTGACGCCGAGTACATGGGCCTGATGAAGCTCGATGTCCTGGGGCTCTCCACCCTGTCCGTGCTTAATTACGCCAGGGAGCTGATCAAGGGGACCGAGATCGAATTCGACAAGATTCCCCTGGATGACCCGGACGTCTACCGGGAGTTCGCCGCCGGCCACTGCGTCGGGGCCTTCCAGCTCGGTACCAACCTGTTGATCAGGCTCTGCAAGGAGCTCGGGGTCAGGGAGTTCAACGACCTGGTGCTGATCAATGCCCTATCCCGGCCCGGACCCCTGGGGGCGGGCATGACCGATGAGTTCATTGCCCGGAGGAAGGGGCAGAAGTCGGTTACGTTCATCCATCCCCGGCTGGAGCCCTATACCCGGGAGACCCTGGGCATAGTCGTCTACCAGGAGCAGGTCATGTGGTCCATGTTCGAGCTGGCCGGCCTGTCCTGGGGGGAGTGCGACAAGGTCCGGAAGGTGATGGGCAAGAGCAAGGGTGCAGTAGAGTTCGAGCGGTTCAAGGATCGGTTCGTCCGGGGCTGCTCCTCCCAGGGGACCCTGCCCCCCGGGGAAGCCGCCCACGTCTGGGACCAGCTGTCGTCCTTCGGAAGCTACGGATTTAACAAGGCCCATGCCGTGGAATACTCCCTGATCGGCTACTGGACCATGTATCTCAAGCACCACCACCCAAAAGAGTTCATGGCTGCCCTGCTGACCCATGGCGGGGAAAAGTATAAGGCTTCCTATGTGGCCGAGGCCCAGCGCCTGGGGATGATCATATCAATTCCTAGAATCGGGACCTCGCTTGCGAACAGGTGGGTGCCGGGGGCGGGCAATTCCCTCCTGGCCCCGTTTACTGAGATCAAGGGCGTGGGCCAGGCCCAGGCCGAGAAGATCGTGAATCCGGCGAGACCGAAGCCTAAGACCAAGAAAAAGAAAGTCAAGAAGGCCCAGAAGGGGTTCTTCGATACCGCCCCTGCCATAATAGAAGAGCCGATCACCCAGCCCCGGAATGGCAATCATATCGATGAGGTCCTACGTAAGGTCGGGGCCGACGGCAGGGTTATGACCGAGGCCGAGCTCCAGGAGGCCCAGCAGTATTTCTCGTTCAATATCATGGACAAGGGCGGCAGATTCAAGAGATTGATTACCCTGGACCCGTCCCTGGCCCAAATCCCGGAACATGACCTACTTTCTTGCAACATCACCGCCAACCTGCTCAGGATCAGGAAATATGTCAGGAAGATCGAGGAGTTCCTGCCATGTGACTGGTGCGAGCTGAGGAAGCAATGCCGGGGGCCGGTCAATCCCTCCTTCGGTAGGTACAACGTCATGGTCGACGGCGAGGCCCCCGGCCCTGACGAGGATCAGCAGGGAATGGGGTTCGTGGGTAAGGCCGGGGTCGACGTCCTCTGGCCGGAACTGAGGAAGTACGGCCTGTCCCCGCTCATGTTTCACATCACCAACGCGGTCAAGTGCTTCCCGGGCAAGATCAGGACCCCGGGAAAAAAGCATATCGAGGCCTGCCGGCCCATCCTGGAGGACGAGATCCGGGTCCTGGAGCCGGTCGTCATCCTGGCCTTCGGCAACACCAACCTGAAGTTGTTCAAGGGCCAGGACTCGGGAATCTCGGACCTGAGCGGAACCACCGAGTGGTCAGACCGATATCAATGTTGGATATGCTGGTGCACCCACCCGGCCTCGGTGCTCCATGGCGGGAGCAGGGCCGACTTCGAGCGGGGGATCGGGAACTTCGCCGGGGTCCTGGGGAGGCTGGAGGGCGGGAGGACAAGATGGAACTATGGCAATGCCAAGGGGCCATGCCCCTACGGGGGCCACTTCGGAGCGGGAAACAACAATTACCTGGAATGCGAAAGCTGCGGAATCTGGGACCAGTGTGCCATAATGGCATCGCAGAATGACTGGGCAGGGCTAAGGAATTTGGGGAATCGGCTATAATATAGACAAGGAGAGAAAGAAAATGTTAGACCTAACCGATTTCATCACCACCCTCCACGAGAGGGCCAGGAAGTTGGCTGCCGACTGCCCCGAAGCCCGGAAGTATATGGAGGGGCTGCTGCCGGAGGCGTTTGTGGAAAGAGAAGGCAAATTCCCCGAATATAAAAGGGGTATGATTTTCATTGGGAAAAGAAGTTTCTATGCGGGCCAGCCATATATTTCAACCTGTTATCAAGATGGAGACAAACCCTTTTGCCAAGCCTTATGGCACGGAGGGACTTGGTTCCCTTACGAAAAGGCAAAAGAAAGCGCAGCCCGTCCCATGCGCTCCGGCACCATCCTCTTGACCGTGGATGATGCTGGAATGATTACCGGGTCTGAGGTAAAGGAGGATTAGGCCATGGACTTCGAAATCTGGAAAGTGAACCACGGTTCCCAGGATGGCCTCACCCGGTACACCTACTCGCTGAGACAGGGGCCGGATTCCATACCCGTGGTCCTGGGCCTGGACGTATTCAAGAGACTGTTCCCGGGCATCGATCCGGAATCCGTGCCGACGGCCCCGGCCACGGGCCTCGCCAGGATCAAGACTAGGCTGGTGGAGCCGATCAAGGATATCTGAGATGAAAAAATTCTATGTCTATTTTCTAAGAAGACCAGATAAGGTAGATCCTATTGAACCATGGAAGAACTGTCCTTTCTATGTGGGCAAGGGACAGAATCATAGATATAAAAAACACAGAAAAGAAGCAAAAATTCTCATGACTGATCCTGGAAGAAAGCTACAAAGAATCGTTATTATCCATAAACTTTGGAAGAAAAAATTAGATTTTGAAATAGATATTGTTTTTGATAATCTTACTGAACAAGAAGCATTTGAATTAGAAGCTATGGCTATTGAGGCTTACGGTAGGATAGATTTAGGCACAGGAATATTAACAAATTTAACTAATGGAGGAGAAGGGGCAAGTGGATTAATTCAATCAGAAGAAAAGAAAAATAAATTAAGTAAAAAGGCAATTGGAAATAAAAGATGGGTTGGAAGAAAGCATTCTGAAGAAGCTAAAATAAAAATAGGATTGGCAAATAGTGGAAAAAATCACTATATGTTTGGTAAGCATTGTACAGAAGAACAGCGCAGAATAAATAGCAATTCCCATAAAGGAAAAAAGCTATCAGAAATTACTAAAAAAAGAATATCAGAGGCTAAAACTGGTAAGATATCTAAACTAAAGGGAATTCCTCGTACCAAAGAAGATAAACAGAAAATAAAACAAGGATTATTAAAATTTTATGAAAATAAAAGAATAATTTTAGAACCATTAAAGGGATTAACAAATGACCAATAACAAGAGGAAGCTCCACGTCGCCCAGCCCCAGGCCCCAGCCAACGTCACGGCCCAGGTCGTGATCACCGCCTTCACGGACCGGAACCCGGTCTTTCAATGCTCCGGGGACCCGGCCGTGGCCCTGGAACTCTTGTCCGTAGGACTCCAGGCCGTGGCCAACGCCCTGAGACAGCAGTTTGCAGCCAAGGCCCAGGCCGATCCTGTGGACAGGAAGAGGGAGTTCCTGGGACCGAGGGAGACGATCATATATGACAAGGGAGAGAAATGATGGCCCTTACATGGATTAGTTCTTTATTTAAGAATAAAATAAATAAGACTGATTCTGATTTTAATAAAATAATGAAAGAAATGCTGCAAAAAGAATGGAGACTTCTTTTGGAGCCAGTAATTCTTGATCCTGATGGAGAAAATATTAGTGCTTGGGAAGCATCAATCACTAAGGCAATTCTTATTTGGCAAATAGACTTGGCTGATGGCGGCGAAAGGCCAATAGGAATAGGATGTTCATGTGATCCGTTATTAGCTATTAAAGAAGCTGTAAAATCAGTACACCGGCGAAACAGATAAAGGAAAATGATTAATATGAGCCCTCTTCATTTAATCCGTCCCCAGACCCTGGACCAGTTCCATGGCAATGCCAGCCTGAAGGCAGCCCTGGCCACGAAGTTCTCCATCTCGGACAGGCCCCGGACCTACCTGCTGTTCGGGCAGGCGGGCTGCGGCAAGACCACCTTGGCCCGGATCATCGCCCGGGCCTACGGCTGCGACATGGAGCGGGACTACCAGGAACTGGACATCGGCGACGCCCGGGGCATAGAGGATGCCCGTAAGATCAAGCAAAACCTCCATTACGCCCCCATGGCCGGACCGGTCAAGGTCTACTGCCTGGACGAGGTACATAAGTCAAATGACTTCTTCCAGGATGCCATGCTCAAGGCCCTGGAAGAGCCCCCCAGGCATGTGGTCTTCATTCTCTGCACCACCAATCCGGAGAAGCTGAAGCCCACGGTCAAAAGGCGCTGCACCCAGTTCGAGGTCCGGCCTTTGGCCGATGGCGAGATGCAGAGACTCATCGAACAGGTCTTGGCCACCCAGGGGATAGAGTCCGGATATCCCCAGGAAATTGTCAGGGAAATCATCAAGGCCGCCCATGGCTCCCCAGGCATTGCCCTGAATATTCTCGACCAGATCATCGACATGGAGGACCAGGCCCAAATCCTCCAGGTGGTAAGGCGAACCGAAGTCACCGAGGCCTCGGTCATCGACCTGTGCCGGGGGCTGCTGGCCCGGGACTGGGATGGGTGTGCCAGGCAGCTCCGGCTCATGCCCGAGAAGGCAGAGGTGGAGCCGGTGCGCAGGGCCATTGTCAAGTACATGAGGAAGATCCTGCTCGGGGACCGGCCAAGCCCCCAGGCCGGAGTAGTGATCCTGGCCTTCGAGCAGCCGTTCTTTGACGGGGGACTGGACGGGCTGGTGGCCCGGGTCTATGCGGTGACGAGGGGGTAGGGAAATATGAATTATTGTCCCAACAAAAAGAAAATTTCTATGATCCAAAATAAGATCAAAAATCATATTAGCTCATTCGGCAAGTCTTTGTTCTCGTTTTTTATTTATAATTGCGCGATCCGAAAAAGAGGTGATTGGATTGATTTGATTCAAGAAAGGAAATGGAATGGAGCTAAGATTTATTGGATTTGTGCAATCTATGTCGGAGATTAAGAAAATCCCTAAATTCGCCATAATAATACAGGAGGCCAACCATGGCATTCAATTTTGAGCAGGAACTCGCCATAAACAAAAACAAATTGGACGATGAGCTTCTGACCCAGGCCCAGAAAATGATGAGGTACAACTCGGCCCATGCCCAGGCGATGTATGACCGGGACCGGGCCAAGCAGGCCCTGGACGTAACCAAGGCCAATCTTGACGCCTCCATCAGGGCCGAGCTGACTGCCTCCGGGGCCAAATTTACCGAGGCAGTGGTCGACGGCAAGATCAGGACTTCGTCCACCTACATCGAGGCCCAGGACAAGTACCAGAAAGCAGAACATGAGGTCAACCTGCTCTTGGGTGCTGTCATGGCCATGAACGCCAGGAAGGGGATGCTGGAGTCCCTGGTCAAGCTCTTCCTTTCCGGTTACTGGTCTGAGCCCCGGGTCCCGGGCGGGGAGGCCATGAAGGCCGGGGCGGTGGTCAATGCCGTGGAGGAGTCCGTGGCCAGGGGCACGGGGGCTCCCGGCTTCCAGCCTACGGACTGGCCCAAGGAGGCCCCGGTCGTGGCCCCGCCTCCGGCACCTGGGACCGCCCCGCCGAGAATGACACCCACACCCAGGCCCGTGCCCAAGAAGGATTAGCAGATGTGGCAATACGTCACCAATCCAATAGCCTGGATAGCCGTCTTCGTGGTCAGCTTGCCGTTCTGGTACCTGATATTCCGGCTGCTGTTCCGGGCCTATTACAAATCCAGGATGGAGTATTACAACGCCGTCCAGCAAAGGAGAAGAGAGCATGAGTCCGACACCGAAAGGGACAGTGGCCCCGCCGCCGATTAACCAGCCCCCGGGCCAGCAGTTCGACTACAGCCAGTATACCGGAGAATCCTCCCAGGCCGTGGCCCAGACGTCCTACGGGATGAAGGATGGGACCGGAGGCAGCGACATCTTCATCCCCGAGGTCATCGCCGGCTTCCCGCAGTTCGAGCCCAAGGCCGGGACAGTGGTGGTCTTCGACATCGTCATGGCCCCCGCCGGGAGCAAGCATCCCATGGTGGTCAACGGCAGGATCAAGCCCGAGGCCCCGGTACACGTGTGCTGGGCTTACGTCCATAAGAGCCTGGGTCTGAACCAGGGCTGGTTCATCTGTCCCTCCCGGACCTACGGCAAGCGGTGTCCGGCCTGTGAGGAGCGGGCCAGGATCATGGCCAGCCCCAATCTCAGCGATGAACAAGTCAGCACCAGAATCAAGCCCTACGCCTCCGGCAAAGGGCCGCTGGGCATCTACAACGTCTTGGTCCACTCCAACCCCCAGGCCATGACTTGGGCCGAGCCGGTCATGTGGTGGCCCATCACCTTCGCCTATATGGAGGCCGTACTCCAAGGCAAGTCCAAGAGCGATGCAGTCATGGAGGGGACCGGGGTCATCAACTACTTCTGGCCCACGGCCGGACCCCAGGGTGGGCGCCACATCAAGGTCGACGTCATCCAGGAGGGCAAGTACAACAAGTTCACCGGCCATACCTTCTACCAGAGGCAGCAGCCGATCCCGCCGCACGTGATGCAGCAGGCCCGGGCGCTGAGCGAGTTCCTCTACATCGGCGCCGACTGGGATTCCTACTATGACGAGATCAAGCAGGCCGTGGACATCGTGGTCGAGAGCCAGGGCACGGACGGTGTCAGCCAGCCCACGGGCATGGACTCTGTCGGATATGGAGCTGGCCCCCGACCACCAGGATCTGAAGTCTTCGGCACCCCGCCCCCGCAGCAGGGGCTGTTCCCCGAATGCGAGCCCTTCGGGACCCGGCACGGGGATTTCGAGGAGTGCAACGGATGCACGGTCAAGGTCCAATGCTACAACTCCGCCCCGGCCGGCAGGCAGGAGGCATTGCCGGCCCCCGGCATGGCTCCCGGGCCTGCGGCAGTGGCCCCGCCTCCGGTTGTGGCCCCGGTCAATGTGGCTCCGCCGCCCGGACCTCCCAATCCCGGTACCCCGGCAGTGGGTACTACTCCTCCCGGGGCGCCGATCCCGAGACGGAATGTGACGTAAACCTTAATCCTGGGGCGGCCCGGCGGGAACCGGGATGGACTGGGCAGGCAGCCTGCATACGGACGTATCATGCAAAAGCATAGATTGGGAGCAGGTCAGCCAGCGTTCGGGAAAAGGCCAATTCCGAAACACAAAGCCCCTAAAAACGTCTAAGGGAGCGGATGTGGCGAAACCACCAGAGCGCAAGAACGCAAGCCGGATACCAGATAACTTCAGAACTCCGGCCCCCAGGAACTTTTACTGCATGGTTGAGGGTAGATGGCCATGGGAGGTACCATCTGGCAAACGGCCCCGTTAACAGACTCCGGACTCCGTAACCAGAATACCTTTTACGAGGGAGAAATAAATGAACAGTATTATGGAAGCGTTAATAGTTATTGGTACTATTTTTTTAGGAGTTGCCTTGGGCCTTCTTCTTCTTTTCTGGCCCATACACTATGCTACAGAAAAAGGACAGATAGCCTCGTTCAAGTCTGTCCAAGAAACTATGGATAGAGCCAGAGCAAATTCTAAGATTTCTAAATACGAGATTGCAGCTATTCAGCAAAAGGCTGTTGATTCCAATAAATGGCTAGCTGAGGCCCAATACTGGAATCATACTATTTTTGAGTGGGCTTGGCCTGACGAGGTTGATGATTTAAGGCCAATACAATGACCAAGACCCTCCCGGACCAGGTCAGGGATGCCGCCCAGGCCCCGCCCCAGCAGCACGAAAGGCCGATAGTCTTCGACCAGCTGGTGTCCACCGGCTCCCTGCTCCTGGACCTGGCCATATCCGGGGGAGTATCTCGGTACGGGGGCATCCCGGGCCGGATCATCGTCCAGGTCTATGGCCCCAACTCCACAGGCAAGACTACGCTCATGGCCGAGGTCCTGGGGCATGTGCAGCGGGCCGGGGGCGCCTGGCGGGTCCGGGACCCTGAGGCCCGGCTCAACGCTTCCTACTGCCGGACCTTCGGGGTGAAGTTGGATCAGGATGACATCGAGAGGACCGGGACCATCACGGACATGTTCGAGGGTCTGATCGGACCTCTGGAGACCAAGGAAAAGAAGACTGTCAGGGCCAAGGACAAGGCCTGGGTCCCGGACCCAAAAAAGGTCAACATCTATGCTGTGGATTCCCTGGCCTCCCTGGCCTCCAGGATGGAGATGGAGCAGGGAGATAAGCTAGGCCAGAAGCGGGCCAAGGACTTCTCCGAGGGCTTCCGCATGATCTCCGACCACGTCTATAATCACAACATCATCATGTTCTGCACCGACCAGGTCCGTGACAATGTCGGGGGCTACGGAGAGGCCCAGAAGCCGGGGGGCGGCAATGCCGTGGGCTATTACTCCAGCCTCCGCATCAGGCTGAAGAAGGTCAAGGACCTAGTCAAGGAGGTCCAGCTCGAGGGCATGGCCAAGGTCGAGAAGCACGTCTACGGGATTGAGGTCGAGGCGTTCATCAGGAAGTCATCCTTGGACCGGGGCTACCGGACTGCCTCCATCCGCATCCTATTTAATTACGGCCTGGACGATATCGGGGCAAATCTCCAATGGCTCAAGGAGCATGGCTATTTCAGCGAGCCCGGGTACAGACTGGGCGACCAATATTTCCCGGCCAATACCAAGGGCGGCGCCCTGGATGCTGCCATTGCCCACGTCGAGGCCGAGGGTCTGGAGGATGCCGTGAGGGAGGCCGTGGTCGAGGTCTGGAACCAGATAGAGGCCCAGGTGAGGCCCCAGAGAAAGCCCAAGGAGAGATAAGATGTTCTATAAAAATAAAATGGGGGAGTATTTTCTTAGAGTAGGAACCATTCCCGAATATAAAGGAATGGCTCTATTAGCAGTTTTCCCCAAAACCTCTACTAAGGGTCAAGAGACCCTCCCATTAACCAAATCAGAACTTGATCAACTTATATCCAGATTAAAGGAGATTTCTAATCAATTGACAATTTCAAGGGAGGCAGAGCCTCTTGGGTCAGATTGGTAATGGCCAAAACCAAGAAATCTCCCAAGCCCAAGAAAGAGGACCTGATCCGAATCCTGGCTGCCGAGCTAACGGATACGGCCTGGGAAATAATCTCCCAACTCCGGGGTCTGCCTGATCCCGGGACCCGGGCCAAAAGGGAGAACCTGCTCAATTCCCTGTTTAAGAAGTCCATCACCAGGGGCAGGGCCAAGGATAAGAGCCGGGAGCTCCAGCAGTGGCTTGAGGCCAGGATCGGGGAACTGCTTGGCGAGCCCCATGGCAAGGACACCGAGATATGCTCCAGGGCCGGGTCCCAGAGCGGCCCGGACGTGGGCATGAGCCCTAGGATCTGCGCCCTGTTCCCGTTGACGGCCGAGTGCAAGTCCGGGGATTCCTGGTCCATACCCGCCGCCATCAGGCAGTGCCAAGCTAATTTGTACCCAAACACGGATTGGGTGCTGGTGCTGGATAGGCCCAGTCCCGTCAAGGAAAAGCGGATACCGGCTATAATATGCATAGATGGAGAAGTATTCTTCAGAATTCTGAGGGAGGGCTTATGTCAAAAATAAGGGTAGATGAAGAACAGGAACAGAACCTTGCCGAAGAAATAGGAGATTTAGTCAACAGAATAAATTCTCTGATGATGACCGCAGCAGATTTCGAGCTTGACATCATTGCCTCCATCTCCATGCGGAATCCGCCATTTGATCAAATTCCACATCTACATATCAGAATTCTCAAGGAAGTTAAGTGACCCTGTCCAAGAAACTGACCCCACTCAAGGCCATACGCTTCTGGTGCCTCGAGTGCCAGTCCCAGAGCTATAAGGAAGTCAGGGAATGCCCTGATGAATTTTGTCCCTTCCATCAATACCGAATGGGCCATAATCCAAACAGAAAAAATATAGGTGGTAATCCTTCGTTTAAATCTTCCAACTCCTAACTTAAGTAGGGTAAAACTGCCTTAGAATCGCCTGGAATCTAATATGGCTATAAAGTCCCTTCATATCCAAAACCTCCAAAGTCATAAGGATAGCTTCCTGGAATTCTCCCCGGGAGTCAACATCATCGTGGGCCAGTCCCGGAACGGGAAGTCCGCCATCTTCCGGGGCCTGGAGAAGCTGGCCAGGAACCGGCCCATCATCGGTCTGGAATCCTGGATCCATAGACACGATCCCAAGAATGCCATCGCCGTGGAGCTAGCCACCACCGACGGTCACATCATATCCTGGGAGGGGCCAAAGGACCAGAGGTACGTCCTGGACGGGGAGGAATTCAGGGGCTTCGGCACGGAGGTTCCCCAGCCCGTGGCCGAGGCCCTGAACCTGGATCCCATCAACACCCAGTTTCAATTTGATGCCCCCTACCTCCTCTTCGACTCCCCTGGCCAAGTGGCCAAGACCCTGAACAAGATCGTCCATCTGGATGCCATAGACAAGGGCCTGGGCAACGCTTCAGCCCTGAAGCGGACCAATGACAGGGATATCCAGGCCCAGGAGACCAGGTTGGAGGAACTCCAGGCTCTGGAGGATTCGTTCCCGGACCTGGAGGCGGCAGAGGAGTTCATAGCCGAGCTCGAGGACAAGGAAAAGGAAAGGCTGGATAAGGAGGATAAGTGCAGCAGACTTCAAACTCTTCAAAATGCTTTAGCAGCAAGAAGAATTTGGCTAAAAGAAGAGCAAATCCCGGCCGGGGTGGAGCAGCAGGTCCAGGTCCTGTTCTCCAGCTTGGAGAAGAAGGATCGTCTGAAATACACCTTGGACCTGTTGGTCAATCTCCAAGCTAATCTCGCTCGGCTCCGGGCCAGAAAGGCGGATCTGGGCAAGGTGCTCGGGCAGGATGCCTGGGTGTCCGAGCTCCTGACCAAGAACTCCCTGCTGGGGATGAAGAGGAAGAACCTGACCAGGATGAAGGCCCTGCAAGGGCAGATCGCCCAGGCCAGGACGGGGCTTTTGGCAAAAACCGCTATAATAAGACAAGAAGAAGAAAAATTCAAAAAAATGTTTCCGGACATATGCCCGTTGTGTGAAAGGATAATGGAATGATCCTTTGCGCTGACACCCACCTCCGCTCCACCAGGCCCCGGGCCAGGATAGACGACTACTTTGCCGCCCAGGAGCGAAAATTCAGGTTCATTCTGGAGCAGGCCCAGGCCAGTCCTCCGCTCCTGATCGCAGGCGATCTGCTGAATGCGGCCAGGCCCGGGGAGGGGCTGCTGCGCTGGCTCATAGACCTGCTTCATGAATACGAAGTGGTCCCCGTGGTGGTGCCGGGTCAGCACGATCTCCCGGGCCATTCCCTTGACCAGATCAAGAATTCCGGCCTGGGGGTCTTGGCTGCGGCAGGGGTGATTTGGTTAGCCTCCGACCCGACCCAGATATGGTGGGTTGGGAGCGAATTCTTCATGAATTGGTGTGATAGAACAGCTGTGGTCGGGGTCCCATATGGAATGGACCCTCCCCAGATAGATTGGTGCGGAGCCACGATTCCTAAAATCCTCCTCTGGCACCATATGGTGATCAATGAGCCCCTGTGGCCGGGCCAGGAGGCGGATAATGTTCATTCTATCCTTAAAAAATACCCTCAATTTGATTTAATCGTAACGGGAGATAATCATCAAACCATAATCTGTATTCCAGGTCAGAATTCAACAGTAGGCAGAAGATTCGTCCATCATCAAAACTCGATACTTGTCAACCCTGGATCCACTATGCGCATGACCGCATCCCAGGTCGAGCATCAGCCCTGCGTATTCAGATACCAGCCAGAAACCGGACATCTAAGCCAACTCTTCCTTCCCATCGAGCCAGACGTCTTCGACCTATCCGAGCTCGAGGCAGCCAAGGATAAGGACTCCCGGGTCACAGCCTTCGTCGAGGGCCTGGATTCCCGATGGGAGGCAGGGCTCAGCTTCGAGAAGGGTCTCGAGGAATTCTTCAAGGCCAACGACACAGACCCCGAGGTCCAGAAACTGATTTGGAGGTGTTTGGATGCCTGACCCCACCCAAGACCTTATGAAACTGAAAGCCCACATCGACTCTGGCAAGGCCGAAGCCAACCGGATCGAGGGCCAGATCACCCAGCTGGAGCAGCAGCGGGCCACGGACTTCGCCTGCTCCGATGACCAGCAGGCCGAGGACTACATCAGGGAACTGGAAACAGACGTGGCTGCCCTGGAGCGGGAGATAACCGAGGGTGTGGCCGCGGTCAAGGGAGAACTGGGATGGTAAGAAAAGCCGAGTCATGGGAGATTCCCAAGACTGCCGAGCAGGCAGAATGGTTTTGGCGTGGTCGGAGGTATTACGATTGGTATAGCGAGATTTGTTCCTTTCCAGTTGGGAAGAAAAGAGACCATCAATGTTGTAATCGTCCTGGCTATGGTCCGGATGAATTATATTGCAAACAACATGCTAAAATAATTCAAAAAGGAAATTTTCCAGATTTATGATCCAATCCCTCCGCCACCGGCTTGAGCAAGAGAAAGGGCGCCTGACCCAGGTACTTGCTGACAAGGATCAGGCCCAAAATAGGCTTGATACCCTGGCCCAGGACAGGCTCCGAATCGAGCAGGGGATACTCATTCTTCAGACCGTGGCCGAGGCTGTCCAGGGCCGGCTGTCATACTTCATCAACGACAATGTCACGGCCGCCATCGAGGCCGTATTCCCGGACGACGACTGGGCCTTCCTTTTGGAGTTCGTCCAGCGCCGGGGTTCCACGGAAGCGGACTTGTGGCTGGTGGATCCCAAAGGCAACAGGATCAGGCCCAAGGACGCCGAAGGCGGGGGCCTGGTCAACGTCGTGGCCTTCGCCCTGCGGGTGGCCCTCTGGTCTTTGTCCAAGTCCAGCAGGCCCGTATTCTTGCTGGACGAGCCGTTCCATTTCCTTCATGGCCGGGGTGACCATGCTCGGGTGGCGGAACTGCTCAGGACCATATCTGAAGGACTTGGACTCCAGATTATCATGGTAACGGGCGAGGACGAGTCCGAAGAGATCGTGGCCGGGGCTGACAAGGTGTTCGAGGTCAGGAAGATCAAGGGTGTATCCCAAGTCAGGAAAAGGCAAAAGTCCCCCGCCCCCGGCCCGTTGAACCGGGGGTAAGGCGGGAAGGTAGGAAAATCTAATGGCAGAATTATATTGCGGTGCTTGCGGAGATTCATTTAGAAACGGGGCAGAGTTAATAACTCACCATAATTCATGTAATGCAGCAAGGGTCTTGCTGCCAATGGTCTGGATGGTATGGGGTGGCAAGGATAATTTTCATGAAACCGCTGCCTTCATAGTCGCCATCAAGAAATCCATTTCTTTGATCAGGAAATATGCCCGGGCCATCGCCAATGATATGGATACTATTAAGCGGGCTGAAATTCATAGGGAACTTTGTGATAGTTTGGATCTCCCCCGGAAAGATTTCCAGCCTTTCGAGAGTTCTGAGATTAAAGAGATTCCAGATCAAGAACAAGCCGAATCTATAATCTGGAACGCCATAAGTCGTGTTCCATCAAGACTTGGCATGATTAAGAATCTGGCTTCCCCCTGAGACCACTTGGTTCAGGTCAAGCCCCGCACTTAACCACAACCGCCCCGGAGCCTGATGCCGGGTTCCGGGGGGAGGGAGGGGTGAGATGGTAACGTGGCAAAGTTTTTCCAGCCATAATTTTTCGTGGAAAGTCGAATGGGGGAGATGGACCATTGGGTTTCACTATTACTCTTACAAAGGAAAGTCTTTATGGAATAGGGGTTTTGAAATATTGATTCCTGTATTTTCGGTACTTTGGAGTCAACTGCTGCAAAATATAGATGACCCTGCCTTTGTTAAAGAACATCTTTTTGAAGAGGATGAATAATATGGAAAGAGAAGCCGAAAGTAAATCAAAAATCGTGATGGAAGAAAAGGAAGATTTGTGTGAACTCCAAGCCGAAAATGTTATATTGAGGGAAATCTTACATAAATATTTTGTTAGGTATGGCCCTTGGGATGGCCCAAACGGGAGAGCTCATTGCCGCTTTTGTGGTAAATCTTACAACGATGTTGAAAGAGAAGAGGGTCATTACAAGGACTGTCTTTGGAATCAAACTCGGATAAAGTTATTTAAGGGGTAAGGAAATAAGGAGGAACGCCATGAAACTCAAAACCATCGGCACCATCAGTTTCACCCCAGACCCAGACACGTCCCCATCCCTCCGGGCCGCTCTCTCCGAATTCTCCGCCGCCCTCGGGGAGATGGAGGTGGAGATCGTGGAGGCGGTGTTGGGGATGGAGATTGGGAAGAGGTTGGACTTCGAGAAGGGAGGAAAAGATGGGAAGATCAATCATTTCAATCGTTCTTGATCTATTGGATATGGCTTACGATCTATTGCAACAGTATGTAACAGAGGATTATGTGGATTCTCTGATAATGCTCAGGGATACTATGCAGCATATCCGGGATGGAATGAACGAGAAATAATCAAAAGGAGATAACATGGAAACCTGCCCGAAGTGCGGAGCGGTAATTTTTAGTCCTGGTCAATTTCGATGCAATTCGCTTCTTCTTGAGGATGGGAATATTATTCAGTCCATAACCTGCACCTATCGCCAGATCGCCGCCCTCACCACCCAGCTTGAGACCCAGGGGAGGGAACTGGAGGTGGCAGCGAAATTACTCCTCCAAATTCCCCATTTCCTTGACGACAGTTTAGAGGAACTCGACGAAGAAATAGTTACCTGGCTCAACCGTTACAACAAGGCGAAGAAGGTCAAGGAGGCCGGGGATGGGAGGTAATACTGGTAGAAAGAAAAACCAAGCAGCATTTTTCGCGGTGGCCACAATCTTTTTTTTAGGTTTTGTGTGTGGGTTAATCGTAGGGTATTTAATTTAAGGAGGCCCAAAATGCCAACACTTGAATTAATAGCCCAAATAGATTGGCTTGAGAAAGAGAATGCCGCCCTGGAGCAAAGGTTGGCGGTGGCGGAGAACCTATTCAGCCGATCTTTAGATTGTGGCGGTTTATGCGTTGATTGCAGAAGAGCCATAGATAAATGGCTTCTGCACCAGCCCGGAGAATGGGTGGCGGTGAGGAGGGCAGACTTGGAATTAATTACAGGTAGTTTAGATTTCTCCAAAATAAAAAATGGAGACAACCTTTTGGAGTTCCTTGAAGATCAGATAAGTGCTATAGGCCGCCTCAAAACCGCCCTCGAAACCGGGGAGGAGCCCAAATGACCCAATGCGCCAACCCTAACGCTCCCATCGAAAAGTGTGTAATTTGCGGGATAGAAGTCCATACTTGCGAGCGCGATATTCCGTTAGATGATGTTGATTATCTCTGCCCAGTCCACCCTGATGGCTGTGAACTTTATGGTGGTGGATGGGTTTGTTCTGATGAGTGCTGGGATATAAAAGTTGAGGAGGCTGAATCCAAATGACCCCCACCATCGAAGAGAAGCGCAGAGCGTTGGCCGAGTGGTTTGGGTGGAGCATGAAACCCGCCCATTCCTTTGACTATGGGTGGAGAAAGCCATACCACATTCCAGATCAATATTGGTCAGGTGATAAACTAATCTGCGATGTCAAGGATTGGACCCCCGACCTGGAAATCAAACAAGCCATCGGAAATAAACCCGGAACGATAGTAGGAGAATTGCACCGGAAAGGATACTGGTTCTCCCTAAACCTTAATTCCTGCATGGAGGATGACAAGCCGACAGATGATGGATATTTCTTCGCTGAGTTTTACAAAGGGGAAGTGGGATGGAGCGGCTATGGCGACACTCCCGAGATGGCTACTTTCAACGCAGCTTGGGCGGTGAAGGAAGGGGAGGGGAAATGAACCAAGATAACGAGTTAATTCCTATTGTTGAAGACGATCAAGGTGAAGGGTTTAAAGACCCTATTGAACATGAAGAAGCTCTGATTGCTTGGGGAAAAACAAATGCAGAAATTGCAGCAGGCGCAAACAAGAAAGCGTCATACAAGGAAACCCAAATGACCCCCGAAGAGAAACTCCAGATCGACCGCCAACTGGCAGAATGGCCGATGGGGTATCACCTGGTCTGCTCACCAGATTGTGATAAGCATCCTCTTCCTTATGTCGAAGATAAAAATGGCAAACGATTTAGTTTTAATCCCACCACCAACCCTGCCCAGGCGTTGCAGGTTGCGGAGTCGATGATAGAGAAGGGATTTGAGTTCGATCTATATGCAAGAGAACCTAAGTCATGGGTAGCTGGGTTTGGTTTTGATACGTGGAGTAATGCACCCACACCCGAACTTGCTACCTGCCTTGCGGCACTGGAGGCGGGGAAGGAGAAGAGATGAAGAACCCTAAAGACTATAACTTGCAAACAGCCGTATTGTATTCTGTGTTATGTGGTTTTTGTTTTCTAGGTGCTTGTTTTACAAAATAAAACTGTCCCCCTAACCGGCGGCCTCCCCTCCCAGACGCAGCCGCTATGGTCCATCAACCGACAGGCCACACCCCCCAACCAGTACCAGCAGGGGACAGTCAGATCGGCTTTGGGCAGGGACAGGTAGGGATCAGGGCTGTATTCCTGGCAGATCCTCGTCACCGCCTCAGATAATCCCGGTAGATTCCGTTCCACTCTATCTCCCGCTTCTCTATAATCACTTGAACCCCAACCGGCAGTCCCCGGAACTGGGCCTCTGAGAGTTTGTGAGAAGGTTTGGGCAGGTGTTGCAGTGCCGGGCTACTTTCTATCTTCTCCGGCCCTACTTGAATTCTTGGCTGGCACGATAAGACCGAGATCAGCGCAATGATTAACGCGCTCATCAGCAGTCTCGCTATCAACCCGGTCGATTTCCGCCTGGGCCTCTTCGGTAATCTCATCCTGGGCCTCCTGCCGTTCCTGTTTGCGTTCCCTCCAGTAAGTTAGCAGAGCCGACCAGAGGGAGAGTAAGAACCTCCAGAGGGATTTCACGCCCGTCTCCTCAACGGCTGTACCGCCTCATACTTAAACTGAACCCCAGTTGCCCGGACAAAATAAAGATTCCGGTGATAAAACGGTTTAGACCTTATGGCAAGCCCATGGTAATGGCGCTGAGTGAAAAAGCATTGAGGGTTAAGACAGTAAATTTTATTCCCACTGCTTCGCCACCAGGTAGGCGCTGTGTAATCCCAGGTCAGCATATTTTTCCTGTTTTCTTCATAGCTTTTAAACCAATCGCAAAACATTTGGCTATGTCTGGATTTCCACTATTAATTTCTTCAGCCATTTTATCTGCCGCCTCATCTAAGGCATGGCATCTTTCTATCAATTCCTTTATTCTGATTATCTCAGCCTCAAGACGAGCAGATATTTCAGACAAAAGCTGAAATTCAGAATCTCGGCTAAACTCAGTACCGCCCTCAAGGGCTTTCCATTTTCTATCGCTTGGCCTACGCGATTGCAGATTTGGTTCGATGATTTCATAGATCATTTCATTCTCCTTATCATCCGTTCATGTTGCCAGCACTCCCACCACCAGCGCACCGGGAGCTTGGCAAGCAGGTAGCCGAGGCAGAGGCCGAGGAGGAAGTAGGTCATCATTCCCCTATCCTCTTGAACGCCAGCCCTTTCAAACACTCCAGATGGGGGAATTGAGCGTAGTTGTTGACCCGGAGCCACTGCCGGGCAAAGTAGATGGTATCACTCCGGGTCCGCAGTTCCCCGTCCTTCCCCTTAATCGAATATAACAGGGCCGCAGTGAAGGCCCCCTGAAAACGTCCGTCAATGTAGGCATCGGCAGAGGTGGAGTCAGCATCGCACCCGGACCAAAGGACCGACTCAGGCAACCGGCCCTGGGGATTTCCCAAGAGCTTAGAGGGGGCTTTCCTGAAATCTGGGTTCGGGGGAAGCAGGATCTTGGCTCGGCCATAGGTCAACCCCATCTCCCGGAGCATAGTCTGAGAATGGCAACTGTCGAAAAAACACTCCAGCCGAGTGTCCCCGGGAAGGCTGTAGGCGAATTTATATAGCCAGTCGTCGTCGATAAAGCCCTGGGACCAGGTTTCGCCATTATCTCGGATATCAGTTGCGCATAAGATTTCGTCGAGCCCGTCAACCTCATCACCGTCTCTGTCTGGGACATTTGACCCATGAGATGAATGGCTGTAGAGGATGGCCTCCACGTCTCCCTGAAGGGCCTTCTCACGCATGTCCAGCAGGGTATCCTTGATGCGCTGTTCCTCTGCCTGGAAGTCAGTCAGGACCACGGGGGTCTCGGCACCTATCTCGTTATGGAAGAAGAGGCGCATCTTGGAGGCATCGTTAATACAACCCCTTAAGGTGCTGTCCGGGGAGAAGCGGTATTGGTTGATGCCGACGCAGAGTGCTAATTTCATGATATTTTCCTCTCATGTGGAACCTTTGGATTAAATTTGATAGAACAATTATTAAACCAGGGCAATCCACGTTCCACCCTAAAAGTAACAACAATTTCGTAGTCTCTAAAACCATTGTTATAAAGTAGGTCATGCAGTCTTTTCAATTCCCCATCGAAAAGCAAATCTAACTCGATTTCCATATCATGACCGCAGGAACAGGTAGTATTGAAGCCGTTATCTCGGAGCAATTTAACCGCGGGTCTGATCGGTTCTTCGATAAATTCTTCGATCCAACTACTCATAGAACCCCCCACCTCACCATAGCAAACAAGATGCTATGTTGGCTTTTGGAGAATTTGATAGCGTTATGCGCCAAAGTCCGCCCCTGGTCTATCTGCTCCCTGCGCCGGGGCCAAGGGACCGGGCGGTAGGGGCCGGACCATATCTGCCAGCAGTGCCATAGAAAGGTGGTCATATATCTATCTCCACCTTT